TTAAGATAAAAATTGTTGTATATTTTCTCCGTATTTTTGCATAGCTTTGGCATGCGTGTCTTTAAGAGGTGTTGCGTAAGTTACTCTGGTAAATTCTGCATCAGAATGGCCAAGCAATTCTGATATGTCTGCCATACTTACACCCTGATCGCGCATATTGGCGCCGAGAGAATGACGGAAGTCGTGAATTCTCATACCAGCAAGGTATGGCTGATTCTTAAATAGCTCCTGCATTTTTTCGTTTTGTTCTTTAAATTTTCGCCAGCGGCGTTCTATAAAATCTTTGATGTGGGGACGACCATCTTCAGGGAAAACGTATAATAAATTAAGGGTATTCTGCCATGCTGGATCAGAATGAGTTGGATCAAGTTTTCCATCCCGTATAAACTCCATTCTTTGCCTAAGAGCATTTTTATGGCAAGATTTGATGAATTCCATGTACTTTGCTATTTCTCGCCATACAAAGGGCAGGAAAGGTACAAAACGTTCTGATGTTCTGGTTTTTAGAGGTGCAAGTGTTGGGATACCATCAATACGTAATAAGTTATGTTTTACCTGTACACCTGATTCAGAAATATATTGTAATTCAACACCGCAGATCTCTGATATTCGTAACCCACAAAAACCTGCAAGCAGACATGGAATATAAAGATCAGCATAAGCCTCTTTTTTTACGATGTCTAATATTTTTAATAGATAGGACAGCTCTGCGTGGATTCCTTTAGGCCCTGGTTTCGGTGGTAACTTTAATCGTCTGGCAGGTGATTTTACTATAATGTCGTTATCCGCTGCCCAGGCAAACGCTGAACGTAAAAAGGATAGCTCTTCACGGATAGTTTGTTGTGAAAGTTTAGTGTCTTTGTGCAGCCACTGACGATAAGCCTCGACATCAAAGACATCCACTTTTTGAATTTCTTTTGAACCTAAGGGCTGCTTGGCTACACGGTTTTTAGCTGCGGTATATTGTGTCCGTGTAGCAGGCCTTATTTCTATCTTAGTATCAATGAATTTTTCTAAGAGAGCAGTTACAGATATTTTTTCCGGCTTTATATAGGTCCGTTGCTTGATTGCTACTCGAGCTTCTGCTTCAGCATCTAATGCTTCTTTCGATGTTAAGTAACCGGTAGTAGACCATATTTTTTCGTACCTGCCATTTGGCAATTTCTGACCGGTACTGATTACATAATAATATGGCTTTTTTCGTCCTGCTTTTTTTACGATAGACATAAAAAATCAGCTCCTTTACTGTAATTTGAGTGTGCAGTAGCAGAGCTGATGTGCTATAATATTTATAGTAATCAGCTCGCTTGCGACGAAGTGGGGCAATTACGTTGACCGTTCCTGTTGGCGCAGGGGCGGTCTTTTTTATTTTTTTTCTTTTAGTTGTTTTCTAACGTCTTTCTCTTGAAGTTCTTTATAATTGGTTTTTGATATAACTGTGCGTCCGGTTTTTTTCTCCAAAGCCTTACGTGCATCACCGGCAATTTTACCGCCAGCTTTAGCTGCAGAGGAATTTTCTTTCATACCGTAAGCATCATGTGTTTTTGCTATCTCGGTAGTGGAAGCTTCACCAAGAGCGGAGAAAAGCAGTTCCAGGTCAGTCATATGATCTCTTAAATTCTCTGTAGGACGGTCAAGAGATTTTATCTTTTTATATTCTGCCGGTGTGATTCCGAAGGTTGCTTTGCTAATTTCTGCTGTAAGGATAGCGTATTCTTTTCCTTCTTTGATTCCACGTTTTTTCCATTCATCGGTTAACGTATCTCGTATTGATATGCCACGAATACGTTGTTCTATCCATTCATCGCTGTAACCTTTAGCTCTATAGGTATCACGAATTCGTTTTTGAGCCAGCTCCGGGTTTTCAATTTCGGCGATTCGTTCGCTGCCTACCTGGGCAAGCCATTGTTTAAATGGCTCTGCTTTATGGGATGGAATTGATTGAATAATGCGCAGCATATCTTTTGTATTAGCAACATCTGTAAGGCGCATTTTGCCATCTGCAGCTTGCATTTTCAACCTGTGACAATTTGTCACGGGTTCATTTCCTTCCAAAATCAAGCGTTGTTTTAGCTTTCTCCAATAGGCAGATGGATCAATACTATCTGTTAAAGCACCAACTACGTCAATAACAGAAAAATACCATTGCTGTTCTTCTTCGTTCCATACAGAACGTATTTGCTTAGATTGAAATAATTTAATATTATTCATGAGAAGCTCCTTGTTTTAAAGCCTTACTTTTGTAAGTATCTTCTAAACTTTTCCATATTTATTCTGATATTCCGCAAAAGTTACATAAAAATTTCTTTCACCGATAGAGCCAGGAACAATAGGAGTAAATCTTGCAAGATTGTATTCATCTGCAAAGTTGCTAAGAACAGTACCATCTTTGCTATAACGAACGACTGCTTGTATTCTACTAGATTCGTTTTTATAATCAAATTCGAATCTAACTAACTCGTAAGAAGTAGGTTCAGTAAGTTTTAATTCGTCTGATATTTTAGCTCCTTCTGATTCTGTATATTCGTATTTTATCCATGCAAAATATTTATTAGGCTCTGATTTACGTATACTGTCTTTATCAAAGGAAACAGTCATAACATCAGTAGAGCTTATCCATTGCCAATCAGCGGCGTAACTTATGGGTGACATAATAAATACAGCTAAACAAAATAATAATGTTGTAATAATTTTTTTCATACTAAGATCACCTCTTTGAAAGTCTTTACAAGTACAAGAAATTAAAGTTGTTTATTTATAACCAAATATATATTTGTCATCCATTTAGCAAACTTGGTTTCATCAATATAAAGATTTTTTAGTTATAGTTCGTATAAGAGTGTTTTAATTATCTATATTTTTTAGTTAACTCTATTTTTTGTTGAGTGTGCATTTTTCTTGTAATGTGATCGAAAACAAAACAATCTTTGGGTTCAGTAGCACCTTGTGGAGCAATAATTATCATTGCATTATAATCATCAAATAGGCCGCCATAGTAATCTTTGGATCCAGATTTATAATCTTTGCCTAAATATGTTTGAGCAAGAGTAGCATAACGACGAAGCATTGTGTCTGCAAAGTCTAATACATTTGCTGGTTTTGTCGCTGGTTGCAAAATAGCAGAAAAGGTTAACTCTTTTTTGCTTTCATCTCTTAATGCACTTGCATCAACCACATATGGATACGAGGACATTTCAGCTTTAAACTCTTTATCAACTAAGGCCCATTTTTCATCTATACCTTTTTCTGTAGCAGCAGAAGTTTTAGCTACTGGAGCAGCGCTGTTTTTTTCAGGTACATTACTACTTCCGCATCCTGATGTTAATAAAAATACGATCAATATCAAAATTGATAAAACAAACTTTTTCATTATTTTCATCCCCCTAAAATTTATTTATGCCTTTGCGCTTCAATTTCGTTAACACAAAGGTTCTTACCACAATCTTTCTCGTAATGTTCCTGCTCATGCAGGTAAGTTTTTATATTAGATTCACGTGTTAAACGGGCATTCAAGATGAAAATTGCCTCTCCATCAATATCTTCTCTAACAAAGCCTCGAACGTCGTGAGGCAAGTCATATAAGATAGTTCTACTCATTGAGATCGCCTTCCTCTTTGGCTTTTTGGTAATCAATAAATTTCATAACTTCTTTAATGCTTTCGGGTTTTAGTTTTTTGGTAGCGTCAAATAATACCTTGTATTGAGGATTATCATAAATTTCCTGTGCCATTTTTGCTGCTTCAGGATTGAGGTAATAGCTTCTCCGTGTTTCATTTTCCTCTAAAAGGTAGCTCTTAGGACAATTAAATATTGATGATAATTTTTCTATTATGCCCATTCGTGGTAGAGCTTTTTTTAAAAGCCATTTACCAACAGTAGATTCGCTAACTTGCAGCATTTCGGCAAGTTCACTTTGGTTTATTTTGTTTTCATCCAATAAGCCTCTTAATTTTTTGGCGAAAATTTCTTGAGTTTTTACTATATCTTCTTGCGTCATAGTTTACTCCTCCTAAATTTCTTGACTTTATTATAGACTAAAATTCTAAGAAAAACAACCAAAAAACCTAAAAATATAGAATTATTTTCTGAAAGGCCATTGACACTAGAATTATTTTCTAGTAAACTTAGCTGTGTAAAGGAGGAATGTAATAATGATAAAAATTTCACTAAAAGCGGCGAGAGTAAATTCTGGATTAGGTATTTTAGATGCTGCGCCTAAGATTGGCGTGGGAAAAGATACCCTAATAAAATGGGAGAGAAATCCAGAGCTTGTTAGTCCTATATTCCAAAAAAAAATATCAGAAGTATATAAATTGCCAATTGATATGATTTTTTTTGGAATATAACTAGAATTAAATTCTATAAACGAAAGGTGGTAACTGAAACCTATGCCAAGACCAACCAAAAAAGAGCAGAGGGAGAGAGCCTTAAAACAAGTACCGCGCCGTATGCTTTATCCAATCAATGAGGTACGCATATTGTTGTGTTGCGGAAATGAATTTTTACAGCAGCTTTTTGATGAAGGACGGTTACCTTATGTATTGCGAGGGAAATATCGTTATGTGACTCAAAATGCCATTGATAATTATTTATTAAATGAGGAGGTGAAGTAGCTAATGCCAGAACAACTGCCCAAGGAAATATTTAATATGATATCCGATAGATCTAGTCAACTTAATTGCATAGAGGACTATACCTATGCCATACCGCTTTGTCTTGGTAAAGTCCCTTCATACATTCTAGCGGATTTAATTGATTCTGTAAGATGTTTTAATCGCAGTGTAGAGTCTTTAGAAATTGAATTGAGAAATAACGGTTATTCTTTTGACCAGTTAGAGCAGCTGACGGCTATAGTTGATGCTGCAGAGAGGAACAAAAGTCATGTTGGGGGGGATGGGACACCATGAAAACATTAGGGATTTATATTTGGTACTTTTTTGCTGAGAGTGAAATTTTCCCTAAGATCCTGATAGCAGTATCACTGGTCATCTTTGGGATGTTTTTAGAAAGGGCGTGGTGAGATGTGGAAAGAGTTAGGTTATCAAATTGCGGTAATTGCTATTGGGACTTGGGCCGGTGTATTTTTCGGATTATGGCTCTGGTGCAAGGTTGCTGGAATGAATTAAAGAAAAGAGCCATCAGCACGGCAATGCTGACAGCTCAGGGTTAATACATTGGTCATGAACAACCTGTATTGACTACATTATAGCATAATTTTGAAAGTGAGGAAAATAATATGGATATCAATGTAAATGTTAACGTGAAATTTGAGGAAACTCCAGCACTGATTAATTGTTTTAGTGCTTTTAGTACCGCGCTGCAGGCTACGGTAGGTGCTTTAGCAGTGGCTACTACTACTACGCACACTGCTACTGAAGATACCGCATCAGCAAAAGGCAGCAGGAAAAATTCAAAAGCCGCAAAAGTTATTCCGGCTACTGATGCTGCTACTGAATCTGTTCCTGTTGTTAAAGATGAAAGAGTATCCGCACCAGTAGTTAAAGCAGAACAAACTGCAGCTGCTGCACCGGCGCCAGATAAAGAAGAGGAAAAGGTTCTTACTATGGATGATGTTAAGGCTGCCTGCATGGATTTTATCAAAAAGAATCCTGATAAAAAAGCCAAACTGGCCGAATGTTTCCAAAAAGTAGGTAGTACTAAGTTATCTGATACCCCTGCTGAAAAATATGCTGAACTGATCGAGCTGGTGAAAGGGTTATGAGTGCTCACGCCTTTTTAAGTGCGTCAGGCAGTAGCAAATGGTTGAACTGCCCGCCTTCTGCAAGATTGGAAAGCCATTTCCCTGATAAAGGCAGTGAGTACGCAGCAGAAGGCACTCTGGCCCATGAGGTGGCAGAGATCCGGTTGCGGTACCTAAATCTTGAAATTTTACAGGATGAGTATGAAAAACGATTGCGAGCAGTAGAGGCTGATCCAAGATATTCCGTAAGTATGAACGACTATATTTCTGACTATGTAGATACTGTTTGGGAACGCTATTCATGCTTACAAGCTGAAAATAATGGGAGGGCCTATCTGTTTATAGAACAGAAACTCGATTTCAGTCCCTGGGTACCAGAGGGATTTGGTACCGGTGACGTGATAATTATCGCCGGTGACACTATTGAGGTGATTGACCTGAAATACGGCAAGGGTGTGCCTGTTTCAGCTGAAAATAATTCGCAAATGCGTTTATATGGTCTCGGGGCTTACAATAATTTTGGACTGTTATATGAGTTTAAAAATGTTGCCATGACGATCGTGCAGCCAAGATTAGACAGTATCAGTTCTGAAACGCTGACACTTAATGAACTGCTTGCATGGGGCGAAGCTGTAAAAGTAACGGCCCAAATGGCGATGAAAGGCGAAGGCGAATACGGGGCCGGAGATCATTGCAGGTTCTGCAGAGCGTCGGCTACCTGCAGGCATTTGGCAGATTACAATCTTGAAATTGCTAAATACGCATTTGCTGAAGCCGACTTACTCTCAGATGCTGAAGTTTCAGATATACTGATGCGCGCCGGCGCTTTTACGAAGTGGATAGATGCCCTGCAAAAATACGCGCTTGATGCAGCTGTCAATACTGGTAAGAAGTGGCCAGGCATGAAACTGGTTGAGGGACGCAGTAACCGTAAAATTACTGATCCTGAGATCATGGCAGAAATTCTGCGCAATGAGGGCTATGCGGATGAAACTATTTATAAACCAACAGAACTTCGTAGTCTTACAGACTTGGAATCTCTGACAGGTAAGAAAAAATTTAGGGAACTGACGGTGGGTCTTATTGAAAAACCGCCGGGAAAACCAACGTTAGTAACTGAACAAGATAAACGTCCGGAATGGGCTCCCGAAAAATCTATTATTGACCAATTTGAGGAGGAATAATTATTATGGCAAAAACACAAATCACTACAGGCAGAGTTAGGTTTTCTTATGTAAATGCATTTCATCCGCGCGCGGATCAAAATGGTGTAGAAAAATACAGCGTGATGCTTTTGATTCCTAAATCCGATACCGCAACACTTGCAAAAATGAAGGCAGCAGCCCAAGCTGCTAAAGACACTTGGGTAGAAAAAGGGAAGAAACTGCCGGCGCAGCTGAAAACTACCCTGCATGATGGCGACGGTGTAACACCTAACGGAGGTGAACCCTATGGCCCCGAATGTGCAGGACATTATGTTATGAACGTATCGAGCACTCGAAAACCTGCTATTGTATATGCCGACAAAACACCGATCACTGAAGAATCGGAATTATACAGTGGCTGTTATGGTCGGGCTATTATCAACTTTTACGTCTATGATAGCCAGGGCAATCGCGGCGTATCTGCGGGGCTTATGGGCATTATGAAATTATCGGATGGCGAGCCCCTTGGCGGCGGTATCGTTCGTGATGAAGACTGGGATGATGGGTTTGATGATTCGGCCGATGCTGATGATCTGCTAGGTTAAGAACCATGACCAGACTAAGCATTGACCTTGAAACCTATTCATCAAGGGACATAAAAAAAGTTGGAACTTATTCTTATGTCGATGCTCCTGATTTTGAAATACTTTTATTTGGCTTTGCGTTTGATGAAGACCCGGTGCAGGTTATTGACCTTGCTCAAGGTGAAAAACTGCCCGCAGATGTGCTGCGGGCTCTTTTTTCACCTGATGTATTGAAGACTGCATATAATGCTAACTTTGAAATGACGTGCCTGAGCAAGTATTTCAAGAAAAAGCTCAATGCTGGTCAATGGTCCTGTACTTCGGTACTTGCTTTGACTTTAGGTTTGCCGGGATATTTGGCTGGTGTGGCTCAAGCCTTGAATTTTCCTGACGATAAACAGAAAATGTCCATCGGGCGGCGATTGATAGAATATTTTTGTAAACCCTGCAAGCCTACTAAAACAAACGGCGGACGGCTTAGGAATTTGCCGCAGCATGATGGTAAGAAGTGGGAGCTATTCAAGCAGTATTGCGGACAGGATGTAGAAGTTGAACGAACTATTTTAAATAAACTGGATAGATTCAGGCCAAATGAAAAAGAGCAGCGGCTTTGGGAGCTTGATCAAAAAATCGTCAGTGCCGGTATCCTTATCGACCGGGTACTGGTAGAAAATGCTATCAAATGTGATGAACAGATAAAAAAGGATGCTATGCAGCAGTTGAAAGATATTACGGGTTTAGATAATCCGAATAGTGTTGACCAGATCAAAAGCTGGTTAGAATTTGCTACTGGGGTGAGGGTGCCGAGCCTGACAAAAAGTGTAGCACAGGAAATGCTGCAGAGTGATTTGCCTGTAAATATAAAAAGAGTCTTGGAGCTGAAGCTGCTTATCTCCAAGACTTCAGTAAAAAAGTATTCAGCAATGATTGGGGCTGCTTGCAGCGATGACAGGATACGCGGACTTTTACAGTTTTATGGAGCTAATCGTACCGGCCGCTGGGCCGGCCGTGTTGTACAGGTACATAACCTGCCGCAGAATCATCTGCCGGATCTGGATGATGCCAGAAATCTTGTAAGAAATGGCGATTTTGATATGTTGGATATGCTTTATCCGAACGTCTCCGATGTACTCAGCCAGCTGATCCGGACGGCGTTGATTGCATCGCCTGGCAGAACTTTTATAGTAGCCGACTTTTCGGCTATTGAAGCGAGAGTTATTGCGTGGCTGGCCGGAGAAAGATGGCGCCAGGAAGTATTTGCTACTACTGGCAAAATCTACGAAGCGTCAGCAGCAAAAATGTTTCATGTACCAATCGAAGAAGTTACGAAAGGTAGCACGTTACGCCAGAAAGGCAAAGTTGCAGAACTGGCTCTTGGTTATCAGGGCGGCGTTGGTGCGTTGAAGCAAATGGGGGCTGACAAGATGGGGCTTGCTGATGATGAGCTGACCGATATCGTGACAAAATGGCGCAAGGCCAGTCCGAAAATAGTACAGTTCTGGTGGGATGTAGAAGCTGCAGCAAAAGAAGCAATCGGCAAAAGAACTACTGTTCAGTATCGGCACGGTATAGCTTTTCAATTTGAAGCTGGCATGCTTTTTATCCGGTTGCCATCTGGGCGCCGGATAGCATATGCAAAGCCGCGGTTGGAAGATAACAGTATGGGCAGAACATCTATTACTTATCTAGGTGTAAATCAAAACAATAAAAGCTGGTGCCGCTTGGAAACGTATGGCGGCAAATTGGTTGAAAATATTGTGCAGGCCACGGCAAGAGATTGCCTGGCCGAAGCAATGCTGAAACTGGATGCGGCCGGATATGAAATACTGATGCACGTACATGATGAAGTGATCATTGAAGCGGAACCTGTGGCCGGTGAGTTGGAAAGAGTAATAAAAATAATGTCTGAAAATGTTTCCTGGAATAGAGGCCTGAAGCTTGATGCAGATGGCTATACAACACCTTATTACAGAAAGGATTGATATATTATGTCAAATACGTTTAGCGCAGTTGAGAATCAAATAAAGATTTTTAAAGAAATGCAGGATGAAATCGCTAAGGACACCAGTATTTTATCGGATGAAGAACGCCGGGAGCTGGAGGGTTATGTAGATAACCAGCGTCGGCAGTGTGAGCTTTATCTAAAATTAAAACCAGTAAAAAAAGAAGCGGAACCAGCAGCGAAACCAGAGAAAAAATCTTCAAGAGGCAAGAAGGCAGAAGCAAAAGTTACAGCTCCGGTCGCGGATAAAACAGAGGAAGAAAAACTGGATCAGACTTTGTTTGACGAAGAACCAGAGAAACAAGCAACAGAAATAGATATTGATGATCTTTTAGGTTAGGGGGTGCCCGTGATGGGGACTTTACTTGCAAAAATCGTAATTCCTAAAATGTTTGACTTTATTCAGGCTCCTGTTGCTTTAGGTGAAGGACCGTATAAGGATGACAATATTTATGCGCATTACTGTACTACCTGCGAGCAAACCTTCACCGCAAGGTGGGGGTATACATGCTTTAATGGCTGGCAGACCTGGAACGGTAATTATTTTAACTGCCCGGGATGCAGAGGATCTTCCAAACATAAAGGGTTTGCGCATGACATCGGGGTAGGTATACCTGAAAAAATGATTTTATCTCTTTATGAGTATAAGAATCATATCAGTTTGAGAATTTCATATACAGAAGTGACTTTTGACGATATTCGTTTTTGTGCTATTAAAAAGCGCTGCCACGAAACAGTAATGTTTGATGTCCATAAAAGAAAGTCTTATTTTGAAACCAAGGATGATGTTAAATACGAAATATCTAATCCAGTAGAACGTGAGTTTAGTGAACAATCCGTTGTAAGATATCTTACTCATAGCAGCATCGCCTGGAAAAATAATAAAAAAGATTTTGCTAATATGCTGCTTAAATTGCGTACTGCTATTAGCAAAAAGGTTAAAGACTTTCATAATATCAAGTTAAAAGCTATGCATGTACCTGCAGGCAGTTCGATGGGAGCACTTATTTTTCCTTTGAGTAATATTGCCTGGCGTTTGGCCGTGACGGATGCCCCTAATCTACCAACGGTTTTTAATGATCGTTCGTGGCGCAGCGATTACCGTGGTTTTGTAGAAGCTCATTATATGGATAAGATATCGTTAGAACCTTTTTTAGAGAAAGTGATAGCTAAAACGCGTACTGGCCTGTCTTATCCGCAAAGCGTATTGAACGTTATGGGGCTTCGTGATACAAAGGCTTTTAGAAAAATTATTGCCAAAGGCAGCCTTTTAGAAGCTGGTAGGCTAAAAACGGCCGTAGGGATATCAGCAGATTACAAAGAGCAGTTATTATTGGCAGGCGCGCTTGCCAGCGTTGGGGAAATGGGGCTACGTATAGAAAGATCTTTTGCGTTTGGAGAACTAAGTTTGAATTTTTTGAAGATCGCTTCAGACCGATATAAAAATAATGCATCTTATTTTCTGATTAAGCATTATAACCCTTCGGATATAGATGATTGCAGCAGAATGTATTTTAAGCTTGCAGCTGAAACGCAGGAACTTTTGTGGACAGAAAAACCTTCTATCGCACAAATACATGACTGGCTTGTAGAAAAATGGGATGCACAGAAAAATAAAGATTATTCGTTGCAGATACCGGAACATGTAGTAAAGCGTTTGGCGATGCAGAAGGACAGATTGAAATTCTTTCTTCCAGAAACCGCGCATGAGCTGCGCATGGTCGGCAATAAACTGCACAACTGTGTAGGCTCTTATGCTGAACGTGCGCTTGCCGGCAAATGCACTATAGCGGTTATGACTGATGATGAAGGTAAATTATTAGTTTGTATTGAAGTGGCCGACGGAGAAATCAGGCAGGCTAAACTCAATCAAAACAGACCGGTTGCCAAAAATCCTGAACTGAATGCAGCAGTAATAGAATGGGCCAATGAAGCCAAGTTAAAGATAAATACCTGTGATATAGATACAGACAGCGGCAAGAATGAACTGAGGAATGCGATATGATCCCTGCAAAATTTACTATAGCTGTCGGCGGCAGCCGTAAGGCTAAGCAATGGAAAAATAAAGAATTTAGTTGGCCTGATATTCTGGACAAGCTTCGAGTTACTACCAGGACGCGCGAGAGTGCTGCAGAGTATGCCAATTTGTCAAAGCCCCGGCAAGACGAAATAAAGGATGTTGGTGGTTTTGTAGGTGGCTATATAAAAAATGGCCGCCGCATTGCCGGCAATGTTGTCAAGCGACAGCTGGTCACACTGGACGCAGATTTTGCGGACAGCAGCTTTATGACGATCCTTGATCTGGTACTTGGTGATGTTTGTTATGCAGTTTATTCAACACATAAGCATACACCGGAGAAACCGCGTTTGCGTGTTGTGATCCCTTTGGCCAGAGCTGTGCAGCCGGATGCGTATCATGCTATTGCACGGCGTATTGCTGATGATATTGGTATGGATCTTTTTGACGATACTACTTATGAAGCTGAAAGGCTGATGTACTGGCCAAGTACTTCTGCCGATGGCGAGTATATATTTTTCGCTAACGATAGCGAGAACTGTTTGGATCCGGATGATGTGCTTGCTGCATACGATGACTGGCGTGATACTTCGACGTGGCCAGAGAGTTCGAGGGCAAGTAAGATGCGGCAGGCAGCTGCGAAAAAGCAAGGTGACCCTTACGAGAAACCTGGAGCAATAGGCGCTTTTTGCAGAACGTATTCAGTGCCGGATGCGATAGACTGTTTCCTTAATGATGTGTATGAGCCTTGTGGTGAAGGTCGTTATACCTATAAACAGGGAAGTACGTCAGGCGGGCTTGTGGTGTACGAAGATGGCAAATTTGCATACAGCCATCATGGTACCGATCCCGTCAGCGGAAAGCTGGTAAACAGTTTTGACCTTGTTCGGCTGCACCTTTTCGGTGATAAAGATGTTGACGTTGAAGTCGATACCAAAATAAACAACCTGCCGAGCTATGGCGCAATGCAGGAATTCGCAATGAAAGGCGATGCCGTTAAAACCGAATTGGCTAAAAAACTGCTGGAAGAAAGTGACGATTTTGGAGATGTACCTGCAGATATCGATTGGATGAGCAAGCTGGAAATGACGCCGAAAACCGGTGAAATAAAATCAACGCCGCATAACCTGAAACTGATTTTAGAAAATGATATCAATCTGGTTGGTAAAGTTGCCTATAACGATTTCAGTTTCCGGACTGTGCTGCTGGACAGTATGCTCTGGCGGTCGATCAAACAGGGCGTTACCTGGAATGATACAGATGATAGCTGCCTGCGTAATTATTTAAGCAATGTTTATGGTGTAAAAGGACAGCAGGTTATTTATGATGCCTGTGCGGAGGTTTTTACCCGCAACCATTTTCACCCGGTTCGTGACTATATCAAGGCTACAGAGTGGGACGGAACGCCGAGGGTAGATACCCTTTGGATAGATTATCTTGGGGCTGATGATACGGATTATGTACGTACCGTGACCCGTAAGCATTTAGTAGCTGCGGTAGCAAGGGTATTCAGCCCCGGCTGTAAATTTGACAATGTGATAATTCTTTGCGGACCGCAGGGCATCGGTAAAAGTACGATGCTGAAGAAACTCGGCCGTGAATGGTTCTCAGACAGTCTTACCAGCGTGCAGGGCAAGGAAGCCTATGAACAGCTGCATGGAGTTTGGATTGCAGAGCTGGGTGAGCTGTATGCTACGAGAAAGGCTGAATCAGAAGCGGTAAAACAGTTTTTATCGAAGTCCGAAGATATCTTTCGTGTAGCTTATGGACGTAGAACAGCTTCATTTCCACGGCAGTGCGTATTTTATGGGACTACGAATGAAACTGTATTTCTCCGAGACCGGACGGGCAATAGAAGGTTTTGGCCGGTTAACGTAGGTGGTCCGCATGATAAGAGTTTTAAAGATTTTACAGAGGCAGAAGTAGCGCAGGTGTGGGCCGAGGCTTATTATCTGTGGCAGCAGGGAGAAAGCCTGTATTTGGACAAAGATATGGAAGCAGAAGCCGTTAAGGCACAGTCAGCGCATACTGAGGAGTCTGAGAAAGTTGGTCTGGTACGGGAATACCTTGATACTTTGCTGCCGGAGAACTGGGATAGTTTGGATCTGTATGAACGCCGGGATTTTTTGGAAAGTGATGAGCTTACTGAGCCAGGTACAGTGCAGCGGTATAAGGTTTGTGTTCTTGAGATATGGTGCGAAGTGTTTAAAGGAGACCCAAAGAACCTTAATAGTTTGATGTCCAGAGAGATTAACAGCATCATGCAAAATATGCAGGGCTGGGATCCGGCACGGAGTAGTCTGCGATTTGGGAAAATGTATGGCACGCAAAGAGCCTACGTACGAAAGACAATTTAGCGTCAACAGAGGCGTCAACAAAAACACGAAACGTCAACAAACTTTAGCGAACTAAAGGGGAATACCGTCAACAATGTCAACAAAAGTTAGAACACTTTTTAGAAAAAACAAGGTTGAGCGGGAACAATGTCAACAGTAAAAAAGTTTTGTTGACGGTAAGTGTTGACGGCATAAGTTCAGTAATTAAGCGGTGAAAGCTCTTACCGTCAACAAAGTAAACAAAAATAATACTATAAAGATATTTTATGAAATATACGTATATACGCGCGTAAGGAATAGTAGAGAGTATATAAATATATAAGGTATAAGGAAAAAGTTTGTTGACATTGTTGCGAAACAAATGTCCGCGAAGGGAGTGTTCTTGTGGAGAGAACAGAAAAAGATGTTGAACGGTATTTATGCAAACGAGTGAAAGAGCTGGGCGGCAAGGCCTATAAATTCGTGAGTCCAGGTAATGCAGGTGTGCCGGATCGGGTAGTAATCATTCCGGTACAAACCGATCTAGGGATAGGGCTGACATATTTTGCTGAGGTAAAGAAGCCTGGGGAGTTACCAAGACCGTTGCAAAAAGTTGTAATGCGGCAAATGGCGCATAAAGGTGCTAATGTTTTTACAGTTGCAACATACGAGGATGTTGACGATGCGTGTGCGGATATGAAAAAGGATCGTAGGGATATTGAGGTTGCTGTAAGGTATGCGGAAAAAAGAGGGGTATTATAATGGCCGATGTATTTAAGCCGCATAGCTATCAGGAGTTTGCAATCAAAAAGATACTGGAATTACCAGCGGTGGCACTATTTTTAGATATGGGTCTTGGCAAAACGGCCTGCAGCCTTATTGCGATAACACATTTGCTATGGGATTATTTTTCGGTGTCTAAGGTTCTGATTATTGCACCGAAAAAGGTTGCAGAAAGTACGTGGGACAGTGAGATAAAAAAGTGGGATATAACGCAGCAGCTTAAAATATCAAAGATATTGGGCACAGCCAGCGAACGTCAGAGGGCACTGGCAGCCGAGGCTGATATTTATATTATCAACCGCGATAATGTGGTCTGGCTTATGGAGCAGTTGCACTGGCGACCTAAGATGTTTAATATGCTTATTCTTGACGAAAGCAGCAGCTTTAAAAATCATCAGGCAAAAAGATTCAAGGCACTTCGGAAAGTGCGACCGTATTTTGAGAAGGTATTAGAGCTGACCGGCACACCGGGCGATAAATTAATGGACCTGTGGGCACAGATTTATTTGCTGGACGGCGGGAAAAGACTGGGGCGGACAATAACAGAATACCGTAACCGCTGGTTTGTTCCAGATAAAAGCAATGGCTACGTGGTTTATTCATATAAGCCAAAACCTGGAGCCGAGCAGGAGATATATGCAGCAATCAGTGATATTACTTTCAGTATGAGTGCTGGTGATTGGCTGGAACTGCCGGAGCGTATCGACAATGTGATCAGCATCGATATGGGTACAGGGGCAAGAGCCAGATATAAAGAGCTTGAAAGACTTTTGGTTTTAGAACTTCCGGAGGGTGATGTTACAGCTGCTACCGCAGCAACACTTTCAAGCAAACTTCTGCAGATGGCGAACGGAGCTGTTTATGACGAGAACAAAGGCGTTATAGACATTCACGATGAAAAGCTGGCGGCATTGAAAGAAATAGCAGAATCAGGAAATCCGATACTGGTCTTTTATGCATACAGGCATGATCGGGACAGGTTGCTTAAATGGTTCAATTATGCAAGAGAACTGAAAACGCCTGAAGATGTCAACGATTGGAACGCAGGCAAGATAAAAATGCTTATTACGCACCCGGCTTCTTCCGGCTACGGACTGAATTTGCAGGCCGGCGGCAATACGATAGTCTGGTTTGGACTTACATGGAGCCTGGAACAGTATAAGCAGGCTAACGCCAGACTATACAGGCAAGGCCAGCAGCAGACCGTAATAATACACCATTTGGTTACTAAAGGTACTATGGACGAGCAGGTAATGGCGGCGTTAGCGCATAAGGATGCCAGCCAGGCAGAACTGCTGGCAGCAGTTAAAGCAAGGGTCGAACAATATAGAACAGGAGCTGAGTGACTAATGACGGAAAAAGAATTTATACAAGCAGTAAAAAATAAATTGAATTATATACAGGGGATGTTTGAGGTCAAGAATGACCAGTATTCAACAGATAAAGATCCCTTGGCGAATTTTACGACCGGAGCGAGACTGATGTATGGGGATAATGGCTTTTCGGTGCAGTACGAAGCGCTGAAAGCATATGCCGCGAAACATGTTGCACACGTTTATAATAACAGGCTGACCGGTGCCAAAGTACAGGAGAGTATCGATGACATAATCTGCTACTTTGTAATTGCGTCAGTTTTGGCAGATCAAGAACTGAAGGAGCGTGATTAGAATGGCACATAAGTGTAAGGGCTGCGTGTGGAGCCGTCAAGTAAGCGAGAATAAAGTTTACTGCCGCAGGGTAAATTGTGTAAAAGAAAATCGATTCCGGAGCGTGATCGGTATGTTAGGGCAGGTGCAGCATGGTCATCAGCTGAGTGAAGCTGAAAGTGCTGCGATAGACGTTGCTGCAGATGTTTTACGGACAGAGGGGTGATGCGATGCCTACGACGGATGAAATAAAGCAAAGGTTAAAAAGTGCATGGGTCTGGCAGAAGCAGCTTGAAGCAGATTTGCAGATGCTGCAGGATCTAAAAGATTTGGCAGAACAGATAACTCCAGTCTACAGTTTGGCGCCTGGGGGTGGTGGTAGTAACGACAAATTGGGCGGTACGGTTGCGAAGATGGCTGACGTGGAAGTATCTGTTCAAAGCGATATTAGGATGCTTACAGAGGCGCTAGCGGCGACAAGAGCGCTAATAAAAATGCTTGACGACGAGAAGCTGCAGCTGATATTGTTCAAACGGTACCTGAATTATCAGCGTTGGGAGGTTATTGCTGCGGATTTGGGGTATAGCTGGCGACAGGTACATAGATGTCATGCTACAGCATTAAAATTTTTAGAAAAGATGTCATAGAATGTCACATACTTGACGTGTTATAATGTATGTGTAGAAATTGACAAAAGCCGTTGATCTGGTTAAGGATCAGCGGCTTTTGTGGTATAATAAAACCATCTAAAAATGGATGGTGATTATTTATGGATGAAAATCAATTGGCTAATGTATTCAGAAATTTGCAAAATACAGAGAGATTTCGAGTAAGATTATTATTTTCAAGAAAAGCTAGGACAGGCTATACCACATATGCGCCAAATGTGAGTAATGCGATAACTGACGATTTGGTTAACTTGATAAGAGATAATTTAGAGAACAAAATTACTCTTACTCCAGTTCAGTATAATCCAACCCATTGTTGTAGAGAAGGAGAAATAGAGTATTGCACTGTGAATTATGTTGGCAATTATGCAGAGGTGTTAGAGAGTTTTTGTAATCCTGATACTGTGGATACTGGAGTAAATCCTGATGATTTGACATTTTATTGTTTTGATGTAAGTGATGAGCATAATAATTTCAACTATCGGTTTTTCAGACGGATAACTAAATTTAGAAAAATTTCATCTAGTGGAATTATGGCTTGTTTTGCTGGAAACACATTGAATAAAATAGAACAACAGACGTTAGGATTAGATGGTTATGTTGATTTGGTATGTGTTGAAAATCAAATATTTGTTTTAAATCATATATCATTAGAGCGTATTTTTAGACTAGAAGAAGAATTTTCGACGAGAGCTGGAGAAGCGTTAAGGATTTTAGGTGAGAGTAATAAAATTAGCAATTTTGTGCAGTTCGAAAGTGATTGTTTTTCAGATTTAAGATATCACAAAACATTAAGTAGAATGTTAGATGTAAATCCTAATTTAAGTCGGGTTTTTGATAACTTTGATAATATCAGGGCGGCCATTGATATGTTTGATCTGGATATTGAAATTTGTGATGGGGAGAATCCTCAAATTATATATAGTGATAGGTCCCAGAGGATGGACATACTTCGAATAATAAATGATGCATATTGTAGAAGTATTATTTGTGAAAGGCAAGTTATTCACGATAGTTGATTGTCTAATGTTTAGAAAGGAAATGAGATATGAAAAAAATAGCAATTAGATCTCTTATGTTCATATCTTCTTATTTTCCGTTATATATTTTTTTGTTAGTATTGCAATTTAAAGCAGAGTTTTTTTATGAGTGTATATCTATAAAAAATTTGATTTTTCTTTTATTGATGATAGCTTTTATACTAATATCATTTTTTAGTATATATTTTTTGACCAATAGTAAAGGTACCAATCAATTGAGGGTCAATGGTGTGAAGAGAGCTAATGATGAGGTTATAAGTTACGTATTTACTTATATAATACCGATACTTAGCTTTTCGTTGGATGATTCTCGTATGCTGATAGTCAATGGGTTATTGTTTGCGTTAATTTGGTTTTTGTATATAAAATTGAATTTAATGTACCTAAATCCTTTATGGGCTTTATGGGGCTATGTTTCGTATGAAGCGGAAGGATGTTACATAATTACCAATATGATGGTTGATGATATAAAAAGAATGAATGGGAAAATATTAAACGGTTATTTTTTAGTAAATGGTGTCTTTGTTGCTCAAAAAGAGAATAATATCATTTAATAAAAAGCACTCACACCAGTGGGTGCTTTTTTCATGTGTTGAAACGAACATAAATAACGAGGCGGTGGTATACTAGGTGTTAAGGGGGGACTTAGTATGGCACGAAAAATAGAACGGATAGTAGAAGTTATTAATCCTGAAGCATTAAGAACAGAAAGAGCTTTGAAAGCATTTGCCAGAATTGCGGTACGATATGCTTTTGAACTACATTTATACGATGACTTATTATTAATTCAAAAAAATAGTGAGAGAAAGGATAAATAACTTTTAAGCACTCACCTTAGTGAGTGCTTTTCTTATGTCCATTTGCAGGGAATTTTTATAGGTTCTTCCTGTGGATAACTTTCTTTGCGGGTCTTTCGAGCCCCGAAAAAGGTTTAGATTTAAAAATATTTTTTCCTATTTCCTTCTCTTTGTAGTAGACAGGCGGTGAAAATAGAAGTGGTAAAAATGCTGAAACGTGGCTCTGCAAGAGAGCTTGCCGAATTATTGGGCATCAGCGAACGACGTGTAAATCAGTTGGTAAATGAGGAAGTTTTGCATCGTGAAATAGAAGGAGACTTCGTTTTGACAATGGCAATAGCTTCGTTCTATGAAAATAAATATTCCAGCAAGGATGAAGATGATTATTGGTCTGAAAAAGCATTGCATGAAGCTGCAAAACGTAAATTAGCTGAACTTGAATTGGCAAAGCGACAAAATCTGTCACATGATGCGGCAGATGTCGAAAGAGTTATGACAGATATGTTATCTAAATTACGGAGTCAGCTTTTGGGCATACCAGCCAAGATGGCTGCTAGACTGGAGAATCAGAGCAGAAGTGTTATTATGACGGAACTTTCTAAAGAAATTAAGTCAAGGTTAACTGAGCTTAGCGATTATAATCCGGAGATATTTAGTAATGAAGAAGACAGTTGATCTTTTCAAAAAAATAGTAAAACAGTCATTGATGCCGTTATCGGATCAAACTGTATCCGAATGGGCTGATAGCTATAGGATGATATCTGGCGAAGCTGCTGCAGAGCCTGGGCGGTGGCGAACAGATCGTGCTCCATATCAAAAAGCCATTATGGATGCTTTTACTGAACCAGGCCTAACTAGGGTGGTTGCAAAGACCGCATCTCAGGTTGGAAAGTCCGATATCATGAACAATGTTATTGGGCGGTTCGCGCATCTGGCGCCCGCACCGATAATGATGATCCAACCAACTATCGAAACATCACAGGACTATAGTAAATCACGTATAGCGCCGATGATCAGAGATACAAAAGTATTGAGAGATATTTTTAAAGACGTAAAAAGCCGTGACGCCGGCAATACTATCCTTTCTAAACAATTCCCTGGCGGCAGACTTATAATGGCGGGTGCTAACAGTCCTGCCGGTCTTGCCAGTAAGCCGATAAAAATATTACTGGCAGACGAAGTTGACCGCTTTCCAAAAAGCGCCGGCACAGAAGGAGACCCGGTCAGCTTGGCTGCAAAACGTATGACGACCTTTTGGGATAGCGTCATGGGGCTATTCTCAACACCGACCAATGCTGGAGACAGTCGAATCGAAGATGAATATATAACAGGTACTCAGGAAGAGTGGCAGCATCAATGCCCAAAATGCAAAGAGTGGCATTTAGTCACGCATCGGGATATGCATACTGACTACGACTGTTCTGTTGATAAAAAGGGAACAAGGCAGGTTATCGTTAAGTCAGTTATTTGGCGTTGCCCAGATTGCGGGTTTGGGTTTACAGAAACTGAAATGCGGCAGGCCGCACAAAAATATATTGCACAGAACGCTTCGGCTCTCACTAAGGGGGTACGGAGCTTTTTTGTTAACTGTTTTGCATCACCTTGGGTGAACTGGTCAGATGTAATGCAGGAATGGTTGGAAGCACAGGGCGATCCAGAGCGTGAAAAAGTAGTTGTTAATACTCGTTTTGGAGAAGCATATGAGCGCAAAGGAAATTTTGAAAGCCATGAGCAGTTTATGCGAAGGCGTGAAAACTATGGCGCCGAGCTGCCGGAAGGCGTACTGCTTTTAACAGCGGCCGTTGACGTACAAGACAACAGGCTCGAGTATGAGATTTGTGGCTGGGGAATGGCTGAAGAATGTTGGGGAATAAAAAAGGGTACTATTTTGGGCGTGCCGGATACACCTAAAGTGTGGGCTATGCTGGACGAACAGCTGGATAAGGAATATCGCTTTGCGTCAGGTAAGGGTCTTTTGGTAGCCAGGACGTTTATAGATTCCGGCGGCCACTACACGAAAGAAGTTTATGCGTACTGTAAAAAACGATTTGCAAGGCAGCGTTTTGCGATAAAAGGTTCATCGACACCAGGAGTGCCGTTATTGCATAAGTACGTTAAGGTTAAAACCGTAAGGGGACATACGATACCGCTGGTAATGCTTGGCACAGATAGCGGCAAACAATATGTTATGGATCGGTTATCGATTGGAGAGCCTGGACCTAAATATTTTCATTTTCCGCTTGATAAGAGTGATAGCGTAACTGTGCAGCTAACTCGCGGCTACGATGAATTTTATTTTAAAGGCCTCATATCTGAAACGAAAGAGCCTCGTCGGAAAAATGGAGTATTAGTATATCAGTGGGTAAATATAGCTAAAGATAAACGGAACGAGCCTTTGGATCTGCGGGTTTATAACCTCGCATGTATGTTAAGCGTAAATCCTGATTTCGAGGCTTTGGAAAAATTGATCAACAGCCCGAATGTAATCAAAGAACAATCGGTAAAGTCTAAACTGAAAAACAAGCCTAAAGGCGGCTACGGCTGCATTAGAAAAAGTGTGAGGGGGGATTATTAGTGGCAAGTACGGTACTTAATGAACGGTTAAAGCAGTATTTATCTGCAGAACAGTCAATTTTGGTAGCAGGGCAAAGCTACAGAATTGGCGATAGAACACTGACAAGAGCTGATCTATCAGAAATAAGAAAAGAAATAAATGATCTTATTGCTGCAGGAGCGACTACGGATGAGGCAATGCATCCAAGAGGGTATCGAACAAAGCAAGTTATTATGCGGGATTAGGAGGATAGATGATGGTGAAACGTAAAAAAGCAATACCGGCTAAGGCCAGGCAGCCTACTGCTGAGAATACAAATGATAAAAAAATAATAGTAGTGAACAGCGGCTATTCAGAAGGCGGCGCCAGTAGGACACGAAGTACTTTACGTGGCTATAATCCCTTGAAATCCAGTACTAAAGCAGATGTCGATGTAAATTTGGTAACTTTACGAAACCGCAGTGCAGATTTAGTATGTAACTCTCCGCTTGGTTCAAGTGCTATTAATACTTCGCGCAGCAATGTTATAGGCGCTGGTCTTAAAGTTTCGCCTAAAATAGATTATAGGTTGCTGGGATTGACTGCAGAGGAAGCTAAAGAGTGGCAGCGTCAGGCGTTTCGTGAATTTAACCTTTGGGCAAAAAGCACGGCCTGTGATTTGTATCGAAAAAATAACTTTTTTGATATGCAGGATATTGCATATATGAGCTATCTTGTAGATGGTGACGGATGGGCAGCGATCAAGTATCGCAGGCCGGTGCCTGATAATCCGTATTGTTTGAGAGTACAACTTTTTGAGGCCAGTAGGGTCTGTAACCCAAACAGCAGTGGTTCGTATGGTTCTCCATCTTATTACGATGTTGAAATGACTAATAATAAAAACGGGAATCGTATTATCAACGGTATTGAAATAGATTCAGATGGGGCTGTTGTGGCTTATTGGGTCGCAAACAGGGTACCTTTTGATTTAAGTGATCCTGCCGCAGTTTTAAAGTGGCAGCGAGTGGAAGCATTTGGCAAGTTAAGTGGCCGGCCAAATATTTTGCAGATATCGCATGAAGAACGACCAGAGCAGTACAGAGGCGTACCAATATTGGCGCCGGTGATCGAGGTATTGAAGCAGGTCAGCCGCTATACTAATGCGGAGCTTACGGCTGCCATCATTAAATCGTTTTATACTTTGTTTTTTACGACTAATAATAATATTGATGATATGAATGATGTTCTAAGTTCAACTTATGGTCAAGCGGAAGTCGTAACACCAGAAGACCTGGCTCATATTGAAGTTGGCCCGGGAACGCTTAATCTGCTGCCTCCTGGTGTTGATGTAAAGTCGATGGACGCAAGCCGTACAATGTCAACTTTTGAACCATTTACAAATATGATGATCAGTCAGATCGGTGCAGCTATTGGCACACCGGCAGAGGTGTTACTTAGTCGTTTTCAATCTTCATACTCTGCAGCACGTGGAGCATTGTTACAAGCTGCCAGCAATTTTAAAACCAGACGTACCTGGTTTGCACGTGATTTTTGTCAGCCTGTTTATGAAGCTTGGCTGGCAGAGGCGGTTGCTATTGGTAGAATTAGCGCTCCTGGCTATGGTAGTGATCCTATCATAACTAAGGCATGGAGTAATGCTGATTGGTTTGGCCCTGTTATGGGGATGCTGGATCCGGTAAAAGAGGTAACTGGCGCGGCCTTACGCGTAAAATATGGTTTCTCTACCGGTGAACGTGAATCTGCGGAACTTACGGGCACTGACTACGACAGCAACATTGACCAAATCGCTATAGAGCAGCAGACGTGGCGAGCTAAAGGATTAGAACCGCCTAAGGCTGATAATACTGGTGGGAATGGGGGTGATAATGATGGAAAAATTTTGGCAGGTGAGGAATGATGTTAGTGGCGATGCTGAAATATTGATCTATGGACCAATCGCAGCAGAGCGGTCCTGGTTTGGTGATGAGGCAACGCCGCAGCAGTTTGCCCAGGATCTTAACGGGCTGGGTGGCAGGGATGTTACTGTACGCATAAACAGCGGCGGCGGTGATGTATTTGCGGCCCATGCTATCCATAATTTGCTCAAGAGCTATAAAGGGCGTGTCACAGCGGTGATTGACGGACTAGCTGCCAGCGCAGCAACGGTTGTAGCCGTGGCGGCAGATAAAATCATTATGCCGTCTAACTCGTTGATGATGATCCACGACCCCGCTATCGGTCTTAGCGGATACTATCCTGCGGCAGAACTGACGAAGTTGGTAGAAGCGCTGGCTACGATCAAAACAAGCATTGTCGCTGCCTATCGTAAGCGTTGTAAGATATCGGACGAAGAAATAGAAACGATGATGTCCAACGAAACATGGATGGGCGCCGCAGAATGTAAGGAAAAAGGTTTTGCTGACGAGATCATCGGAGGAGTTACTGCTGCGTTAAATGGCAATACTTTGGTGATCAATTCAGTGTCTTATGATTTGAACCATTTTGCTAATAGTGAAGCGGTAAAAAATAAATTTAAACAAAGTGAGGTTAGAGATATGCCAAGTGGTAAATTAGAAAAAATTCTTAATGCTTTAGGTTTGCAGGAACTGTTGGAAGATACGCAGGCCGCAGCACCCGGCGCAGGTCAGTTTCAGGCGAATAATGCGCTTCCGGCGACGGCTGTTGATAATGCCGCAGCGGTAGAAGTCGCAGTGGCCGCAGAGCGTCAACGTGTACTTGATTTAGAAGCACTTGATGATGGTCAAAATGTCGCAATTACCGCGATTATCAATGAGGCTAAGAAAAGCGGCAAAACTGTTAACGAAGTAAAAAATTATGTAGAAGCGATTAAAAATGCTGCTCCAGCAGTGGTGGTGGCTAATGCTGCGCAGAATGTTGTAGCCACTATGATAGCCGACAATAAAAGCTCCGGTGTTGATGGCGTTGCTGCCAATCCTGCGGCCGATGAGGCAGCTGTAAGTGCAGCGGCAGATGCGAAAGCATTGGAGAAGATGGCCAAGGTAATGAATAGTAAATTTGGAGGTGCGAAATAATGGAAATGATTTCCAACATGAACGGAACTCATTATGATGAGCTTATTGTTGGTACAGCAGTACCGGTACTTACTAAAAACGTAACGCTGAAAGGAGTTACGGCCAGTTATAAGCGTGGTACCCTTCTGGCTTTGGTTAACGGTAAATATGAAATTGTTGACAGCACAGCTTCTACCGGTGCAGAAAAGGCATCGGCAGTTTTGGCACATGATACGGACTTAACCGGAGCTGACGTTGTTGTCACAGTTTATATCAGCGGCCAATTCAATCGCGAAAAACTTATTGTGGCACAAACCGCTGACAACGCTACTGCTCATGAAGAAGAACTGCGTGCGGTCAATATCTATTTGACCAGCGTGAAATAAGGAGGATGAAGATAATGCCTATTAATATTGATGATACCAGAACTTTGCTGCAGGCGATTGAGCGCACCAATTCGCCGACTACGACATTGATTGATACTTTTTTCCCTGCGGTTAAAACCTTTTTGACGAATACCGTGGATATGGAATACCGCAAAGGCGGTCGCAGAATGGCACCGTTTGTGGTACCGGGCAGCAAGGGTGTAAATATGAGCCGTAACGGTTCGCAGATCAGGTCTTATAAAGCTCCGCTGATGCGCCCTAAACGGACTATCGAAGCGTCTGATATTGAGCGTCGTGGTTTTGGGGAAGATATCTACAGCACTCGCACTCCGGCAGAACGTGCGCAAGAATTGCGCGCTTATGACATGGCAGAATTGATTGATGCCTGCGTCCGTCGTCAGGAGTGGATGGCTGCACAGCTTTTGATCAACGGTGAATACGAATGCAAAGGCTATGCCGACGATGGTGAAACTGTTGTGGTTGATACGATTACATTTTCTGAATTTGACAATAAAACAACTCTGTCCGGATCGGACACATGGGATAATGCAAGCGCCAAAATTTATGATGTCATGGGTGACGCATCTCAGAAGATCCGCCGCAACGCGGGTATGATCCCTACAGTGGCCCTGTGTTCACAGAATGTAGTATCCTACCTGCTCAATAACGAACAGCTTTATAAATATTTGTTGGTGCCCAGCCGTGAAAATTTAGCACTGATGAGCATTCAGCCGAAGCTGGTAAGACCGGAATTGCTGCGAGTTGGTTATATTGAATCCCTTAATCTGGAAATTTACGCTTATGATGGTGTGTACGAGGGTGACGATGGCAACCTTGCCCAGTATATCCCTGATGATCATATGATTATTGGTGTGCCCGGTCGTGGTAAACGTCTCTTTGGCGCAGTAACGCAGCTTGAAGACGACAAACAATTTCGTACTTATGAAGGCGCGTACATTCCGAAAGTTACCGGTAATACCGAAAGCGATACGACTACTCTGGCTATGTCCAGCCGCTGTGTAGTATGTCCGGAGTTTTTGGATGATTGGGCGACCTTGAAAGTTAAATAAGGAGGTTTGTAAATGCAACAAGTATTGATAAAGAAATTTTCCTTGCGCCGCAATGGGGTTGTTTATAAAGCAGGTACTATTATTGAACTGCCGGAAGCTGAAGCGAATGCGCTGGTAGCAGGTGCGCCGAAAGAATTTGAAAAAGTTTCGGTGGGAGTTGTAGTTAACTCGACTACAAGTGCAAAAAAAGCAAAAAGAACATTGAAAGATTTTACCAACACCGAACTGAAAGCTTTATGCGAAGAAAGAGGCTTAGAAGTGCCTAAGGCAGCTAATAAAGCAAAGCTTTTAGAACTGCTGGAGGGTGCGGCCGATCAGCAAGATGAGACCGATGGTGATAGTCTGCCTCCGGTCAATGCCGCAGCTACAGTAAAATGAAAACCTTTCGTGAGCAGATAGCCGCAGATAATACTGCGGCTTTTATTAACTCGTTAGAATTTGCCGATAAACATAACTTGAATGGTACCGAATGCAGCGCCATCCTGCAAGACATTTCTGTTGCAGAGGGGTTATCTACGGGGACTGGATCCAGTCAAACTTATCCTGGTATTTATGGCAGTCGGTTACAGGTAAATTGCTTGGCAGAAGCTTTGCCTGAGCTTCCTGTATATGGACAGCTTTTCGGCGTCAATGATAAGCAGTATCTGGTTGAGAGCTGTGCTGATGACATGGGAATTTTGACTATCCAATTGGTGGCGAATGACAGATGATTAAAATTGAATTTGATGAAAAAACATTAGAAATAGCGCAAAACCTTTTTGCAGAGTGCCCAGAGCAAGTTAAGTACGCAGCATCAAGAGCAATCAACAGAACGGCTACGGCTGTACGAGCAGAATTATCGGGGTTAATAATTGAAAAATATGACATATCTTCTGCTAATGTAAAAAAAGCTATAACAATAAAACGTTCTATGCGTAAAGTTTTACGCGGTGTAGTTGGAACGGTGGGCAGGATGCTGCCAATAACATATTTCAATTTAAGTCCAAAACCTAAAAATATTATTTCTGCATTGCGCGCAGGAGAAAAAATTGCAAAAGCAGGACCTATGCGAGTACAAGTAATACGTGCTGGAGGGTTTAAGAATGTTCCCGGATTATTTGTACAACAATCATCTCGTAGCAATTACGCAGGACCTATGCTCAGGTATTTGAAAACAAGATATCCGTTGGACATCCCATATGGCCCGAGCATCCCACAGATGGCGGGGAATAAAGACGTGCTGGAAGATTTAGCACCATTTGCAGAGAAGGTGTTGAATCGAAGATTTTTACATGAAGTTTCATATCGTTATGGAAAATTTGGAGGACGTTAATGACACAAGTCGAATTGATGGAAAATTTGGCAGCGTTTCTAAAAAATGTTGTCCTGGAATATGAATCGCAGCAATCTGACGGGACTTATTCTCCGATAAATGTTTATCCCGGATACCTGCCGGTGAAAACGAATGCCAAAGAAAGTGAATCATGTATGTACGTGCTGGTTCTTGAGTGCGAAGATGGCGAGGAGCAGAGTGCGGCTAAGGTCGAAATCGGGTTCAGTATTGTCGATGGCGATACTGCCGAAGGATGGCGCAGCTTGTTTAATTTAATGGAGCACGTACGTCAGGCTTTGCTGAAAAAACGCACTATTGCTAATAAGCATAGGCTCATCTTGCCTATCAAATCTAAGGTGGCAGATGAGCAGCCTTTCCCGCAGTGGCAGGGCTTAATGACAGTTAGTTACACACTGGGCAAGCCAGTAGAGGAGGAAATAAATTATGGCTATTAACAAAAAAAGCAGCCAGACCACTAAGCCTGAACGCTTGATTTATGTAGGCCCGTCTTACAAAAACGGAAAGTTATTGAAATATCAGGTATTCATTGGCGGGTTACCAACTCATATTGATGATGTATTTGAAAAGTGTCCGCAAATTAAAAAACTGTTTGTAGCTGTTTCAGAATTGCCAGAAGCTGAAAGGGCTATTGCAAAAGAGGGAACACCTATGAATAAATATTACCAAGCTGCTGTTTTGGCAGAAAAGGAGGAATAACATATGGCATATAAGCATGGCGTATATACATCTGAGGTGCCAACATCTATTGTTCCGGCAGTAAATTCTACTGCTGGGTTACCAGTTGTTTTTGGTACGGCTCCAATTCATTTGGCAAGTAACAGAGCAGAGGTTAATAAACCTATTTTGTGCTATACATATGCAGAAGCGGTAGCAGCTATGGGATACAGTGAAGATTGGGAGAAATACACTCTTTGCGAAACTATTTATAGCCAATATTCGCTTTATGCAGTTTCACCGACAGTTTTTGTTAATGTTTTAGATCCCAAAAAACATAAAGCGCTGGTCAGTGATAAAGAGGTTCAGTTCAACAGTGAAAAAACGGTGATTGTAAATGATCCAGTGTTACTTGAAACATTGAAAGTAAAAAAAGCATCTGCCGGACAACCGCTGACGGAAGGCGTTGACTATGAAGCTGCTTTTGACAGTGATGGAAATTTAGTAATTACTGCATTAAGTGGCGGACAGCTTACAGACAGTGCTTTTTTGGACTATGAAAAAATTGATCCCCCAGCCGTGGATAAGGATGACATTATTGGTGGTATTGATATCAGTACGGGCGCATACACAGGTCTTGAGAATCTTTCAAAAGTATTTCCTCTGTATCGTTTAGTACCTGGTATGGTGCTTGCTCCTGGTTGGACACACGATCCAGAAGTGGCCGCTGTTATGACTGCCAAAGCAAGTACTATTAACGGTTTGTTTAAAGCTTCTGTTTTGGTAGATGTTCCGGCTGACACAGTAAGAAAATATACCGATGTTCCGGCTTGGAAAAATAATAACAATTATGTTGGAGTGGATCAAATAGTCTGCTGGCCTATGGTAAAACTTGGCGAAAAGAAATATCATCTTTCTACTGCGGTAATGGGTGCGATGGGCGTTTTGGATGCGAAAAATGATGATATTCCCTATGAAAGTCCTTCAAATAAAAATATACAAATGGATGGTTTATGTTTGTCTGATGGAACTGAAGTGGTTTTAGATCTGGAACAAGCTAATTATCTTAATGGGCAGGGTGTAGTTACTGCTCTGAACTTTATCGGTGGATGGAAGTTGTGGGGGAATCGTACTGGTTGTTATCCTGCAAATACAGATATAAAAGACAATTTTATTTGTTTACGGCGTATGTTCAATTGGCATGCACAGACCTTTATTCAAAGTTATTGGTCTAAAGTAGATAACCCGATGAACAAACGACTTATTGATCTTGTCGTGGATAGCGAAAATATTCGCATTAATGGATTTGTTTCAAGAGGGTTCTTGCTTGGTGGAAGAATTGAATATTTGAAAGAGGAGAATCCAACAACAGATCAGATGGATGGTATTGTAAGATTCCATACTTATTTTACGCCGCCGGTGCCTGCACGTGTCATTGAAAATACTATCGAGTTTGATACGTCTTATCTTGAGACGTTGTTTGGTTAATGAGGAGGATGAAAGATGAGTAATAATGTTGTTCCGGAAAAGCTAATTAACTTTAGAGCCTATAATGACGGAAATGATCTTCTTGGCGTAACTGATGTCCAGCTACCGTCTTTGGATGCAATGACCGAAACAGTAAAGGGTGCTGGTATTGCCGGTGAGGTAGACAGTCCTGTTTTAGGGCACTTTGGAAGTATGGAAACTGTACTTAACTGGCGTACTATTTCTAAACCTGGAATGAACCTAGCATCTCAAAAGGGGGTTAGCTTAGACCTGCGCGGCGCGCAGCAGTTTTACGATCCTGAAAAAAGTGAGTACGTCGTAAAGGCTGTAAAATGCGTGATCCGCGGCGTGCCGAAAAAAACCGAACTCGGCAAATTAGACGTTGGAACGACTACCGGCTCCAGCAACACCATTGAAACTAATTATATTAAAGTGATTATTGCTGGCGAAACCGTGCTGGAAGTTGATAAATATAATTATATTTCTAATATTGGCGGTACTGACTATCTTGCTGATGTCCGAGAGGCGTTGGGCTTGAATTAAAAATAAATAAAGAGGTGGCCGCAGAGTGGCACCCCTTTTAAAATTTGGAGGTAAATAATGAAAGTAAAATTAGAAAAAGCTTTGATTACGACCGGCGGAGAAGTAAAAGAAGTCGAGTTTGATTTTAATAAATTAAAGGGTAGCGATTTGATTGCAGCCGAGAAAGAAGTAAGAGCAATGGGTGATCAAACCCCGTCTGTATTTCTATCCATGAATTTTCAGGCTATTGTTGCAGCCAAGCTGATTGGTGTACCGGTAGAGGACATATTAGATTTGCCTGCGACAGATTTTAGGAATATCGTTTTCCCGGTGGCTAATTTTTTGCTCAGTTAGGATTTCGGAATATACGAGAAATAAAAGAACTTGCGGTAAATATGGCAATGCTGTCCTATACACCGGTTAGCTACTATATCGATATAGATCTTGATTTAATGCTGGATTATGCTGAAATTATTGCAGAAAAAAATAGCTCCCGATAATGGGAGCTATTTTAAGATAATTTTTTGTTTTGGTTGAGGTTTTCGTAGAACTGATAAAAGCAGTACCCCGATAAAGCTAACAGGCCTACGATAGATCCTACTATAACAGAAGCGTTGGTGGTATTGTCACTGATATAAAAAAGTAATAATGAAACAATAAACACCGCTAAAAGTTTGAAAAACTGTTTTTGGTTAATTGTTAGTGGTTTAATATTAGATTTTGCTTTAGCAATGGCCATCTCTTTAGATACATCTTTGAAAAAGTAATATATGAACCCACCAATAAAAACTACAATGGTTATTATTAACCACAGTAACAGGCCGAAAATTATCATCATAGCTAAAAAGCTCAGCATAAAATCACATCCTTATATAAATATTATAGCATTTTTGCAGGAAGGAGGGCAATAATGGCAGGAAAAGAATTTGCGTTTGGATTTGTTATTTCAGCAACTTTACAAGGCGGCTTCAAAGCGTCGTTTTCCAGCGCCGGAAATGAAGTCACTAAACTTAATAAAAGCGTATCGGAATATAATAAAACCTATAAAATGCTTACTTCTGCGCAGAAAAAAGGCATTATCACGGAAGGGGCATATGCTAATGCTCTTGCCAAGCTTAATCCTAAATACGAAAGTTTGATCACAAAGCAACAACAGTATTTGTCTATGCAAGGGAAGATCAATAAAACAAAATCAAATATGTCAGGATACGGTAAAAAGGCACTTGCTGCAGGCGGTTTTGCTTATGGATTAATAAATCTTACTAAAGATGCAGTTAATTTTGAAAGCTCTATGGCAGACGTCAGAAAAGTTGTTGACTTTGATACTCCGCAGCAATTTAAAAAAATGAGTAAAGATATTTTAGACCTGTCAACTAAAATACCAATGACAGCAGATGGTTTGGCCGCAATCGTAGCTGCAGGCGGGCAATCTGGAATTAATAAATCTGATTTACTGCCGTTCGCCGAATCGGCAGCAAAAATGGGCGTAGCATTCGATATTACAGCTGATCAAGCCGGTGAAATGATGGCCAAGTGGCGTACAGCTTTTAAGATGGGGCAGCCAGAGGTTATTGCTTTAGCCGATAAAATAAATTATTTGGGGAATACTACAGCGGCTTCAGCCCCACTTATTTCCGATGTTGTAACAAGGGTGGGACCGTTGGGTGCGGTTGGCGGTGTTGCATCTGGCGAAATAGCAGCACTGGGGGCGAGTATAGTCGGGGCTGGTATAAATTCGGAAATGGGTGCTACTGGCATCAAAAATTTAATATTGGCATTAACATCGGGTGAGAGTGCTACAAAAGCTCAAACTGGAGCATTTGCAACATTAGGGTTAGATGCGGTAGAGATGGCTCAATATATGCAAAAAGATGCTAAAGGTGCTATTTTGACTGTGCTTAAAGGGTTGCAGGGATTAGATAAAGCAAAACAGGCAAGTACATTAAAAGACTTGTTTGGAAAAGAATCTCTAGGGGCCATTTCGCCATTGTTATCAAATTTAGACAAACTTGAGGAGAATTTTGCAGGCGTAGCTAATGCTGCGAAATATGGCGGTAGTATGGAAGCCGAATTTAAAACTAGGTCTGAGACGGCGGCTAATGCAACTATTCTTATGAATAATAATATCAACGCCGCAAAAATAGCTCTCGGGAATGGGCTTTTACCTGTAATTGCGCCATTAACCGGTATTATAGGCGGTGCTGCCAACTCTGTTGGGAAATTTGCTACAGAAAATTCAACCCTTACATCCATTCTACTGGGGTCAGTTGGCGCCATAGCCAGTGTCGCTGCAATAGCTTATTCATTAGGTTGGATTTATAGCGGTGTAAAGCTTGCTGTATTAGGGACAAAGTCTGCCTATGAGTTGTCCGGTAAAGCTTTAGGTAAGTATAATCTGGTAACTAAAGCGGCGTCTCTTTTAACGAAAGGATGGGCTATTGCACAGGGACTTTTTAATACGGTACTCGCTGCCTGTCCTATTGGTTGGTTGATAATTGGTATTGCTGCAGTTATTCTTGCAGGTACTTTATTGTATAAACATTGGGATACAGTTAAACAATTCTTTACAATTTTATGGGACAGTCCAATAGCTAGAATAGCCTTTTTTGTCACTGGGCCTGTAGGTTGGATCATTGGCGCGGTTACTGCAATAATTGCTAACTGGGATACGTTAGCAGCATATTGGGATTATTTTTGGGATAATCCATCTGCTGCAATATTTAGATTCACAAGTTATATTCAGGAACAATTTACAAGTGCTGAAACCTGGCTTCGCGAAAAATGGCAATCTATCAGTAATTTCTTATCTACTCCTATTTTTGGCAAAGTTAATATTACGGCATCCGGTAATGGTGCAGAGGTTGCAGAAAATGCGTATGGCGGTATTTATGGCAGGGGGGCATTTCTTACTACTTTTGCGGAAACCTCTGGTGAAAGCGCGATACCGCATACTCCCAATAGACGTAATATAGGATTGTTGGCCAAAACTAATGAAATCATGGGGAATCCATTGGGAACTGGTGGCGGCATAACGGCTACCTTTGCGCCACAGATCACAGTACAAGGGAATGCCGATACTGCTGAAATTTCAACTTTATTAGATCAAAAAATGCGTGAATTTAAAGCAATGTTGGCAGAAGTGCAGAATCAGAACAGGAGGCTTTCGTATGGCTAAAACCTATTACACAATTCAGGGCGATATGTGGGATGGTATAGCAAAAAAGTTATATGACGATGAAAGTGGCGTAAACGCGCTGCTGGAAGCAAACCAGCAATATGCTGACATAGTTGTTTTTCCAGCAGGTATTATTTTGGATGTGCCGGATTATGAAAAGCCTACTCCGACCAACTTGCTGCCGCCGTGGAGGCGTTAAATGGAAGCACGTAGAATATTGACGATCATAAAATATAATAATAAAGATATTTCAGCTGATATCAGTAAATATCTAAAAAGCATCAGCTATACCGATAATCTATCGGGAGAAGCCGATGATTTGCAGATAACACTGGAAGACAAGGCGGGGCTTTGGCAATCGACATGGATGCCGGAAAAAGGAGCACTTCTAGATGTAATGCTGCAGCAAAAATATTGGCAAACTTTGTCGGCGTTACCACAAAGTTTGCGTTTGGGATTGTTTGAAATCGATGAAATAACAAGCAGCGGCTATCCGTCAGAAGTACAAATAAAAGCAGTTTCCGCGCCTGATAATAATACTCTTAGAGGTACTGAACGTAGCCGGAGTTGGGAAAAGGCAAAGCTGCAGGTAATCGCTAATGATATAGCTTCAGCTGCAGGAATGTCATTGTTTTGGGACACAGAAGAAAATCCGGTGCTGGATAGGGCAGAACAGACAGAACAGTCTGATCTGTCTTTTTTATATGCAATTTGTAAGGATAAAGGCCTGGCATTGAAAATAAGTGATAAAAAAATCATTATTTTTGATGAAGCAAAATATGAAGCGGAAAAAGCAAAGATAACAATAGTAAAACCAGGTACCGTTTATAAAAAAGAGTCTGGAATGAAATATTTGTTTGTTGGTACTGGCTACAGTTTGCGTACTAAAATTAGAGATATTTATGCTGCCTGCAGAGTTAGTTATCAGCAGGGCAGTTCAAAATCTAATATTGAGGCAACTTATACTGCTGCTGGTAAAAAGGGAAAAACATTGCAAGTAAATGAACAAGTTGAAAGTGTTGCGGAAGCATTAAATTTAGCAAAAAAACGGTTGCGCGAAAAAAATAAAGACGAAGTTACTGGATCTTTAAATATGTTGGGAAACTTTGTCTTATTATCTGGGGTTACAGTTAATTTATTAGGATTTGGAGCTTTTGATGATAAGTACTTGATAACCAGAGCATCACATGATATTGGCAGCGGTTATACGACAAATATCGATGTAAGAAGGTGTTTAAATGGATACTAATTTTATAAAAAACATAATTCGTATCGGGAGGGTATCTTCTATTGACGTCAATACAAATACTGCAAGAGTAGCTTTTTCTGATAAAGACGATTTGGTATCTGGTAATTTGATGATTGTAAATCGTGGAAGCATGGTCGACAAGGATTACTGGATACCTGATATTGATGAACAAGTTCTGTGCTTAATGCTGCCAAATAAAAGTGGGCAGGGATTAAATGAGGGTTTTATTATTGGTTCATTTTTTTCAAAAGAAGATGAACCACAGGAGAGAAGTGCTGATGTAAGGGCGATTAAATTTGGTGATGGTACTGTTATAAAGCATGATCGTAAATCAGGAAGTTTAACTGTAAATGCTACAGGGGATATCAGTATTGTTGCTGCGGGAACGTTGACCATTCGCGGTGCTGTGGTGAATATAAATTAGGTTAAATATTAGAAAAAATTATGTTATAATAATCCCATAAAATGATATTTTGTGAGGTGTTAAAATGGAATTTGGCAAATATGGTCATTGCGCTATTATGGCTTTTGAACTGGTGAAAAATGAGGGAATACCAGCAAGGGAAGCGTGGCAAATTGCAGCTGAAAAGATATTTGAAGGGAAGCCGAGCAGTATTGCGAAAGGATGTCCTAAAAATGCTTTTTTGAGTTTAATGGGGCAAAATAACAGAAGAAGTAAAAATGGAACCTATGCTATGGAGGCATTAGATATCATAGATAAACTAGGGAAAGACGATATTGATAATATTTCACCAAATAAATTTTGGCGCGATAAGATGGGGAAAGAAATTAGGCATAATGGACAAATTGATGTTGTTTTTGCGTTAAGAAGCAAAGGGTATATATAATAAAAAAGCACTCCTTAAGGAGTGCTTTTTTAATGGGAAAGTTAATGTTTATGGTATGTTCCGGTTCTTCTATCCCAATGTCCACCGTTAGAATCCGTTCTACCTGGATGAGCAAACGCCGTAGCGGCTAAAGCTAATGTAAAAACTAAAACTAAAAATAGAGCAGTTAATTTTTTCATAAATAACACTTATTTCTTATTTGATTTTTACTTCGCAGTTGAAGAATTTTAAATATTGACCATCAGATACCTGAATGTAACGGTCTCCTGTGAATAAATCATTGGAAATAATGGAACTCATATTGTGGCTACTATCTCTGGAGACTTCGATATAGCTGTCTCCACCGTTAGAAGTGACTTTGTATTCTCCAGCAGGGAAATCAATACCTACTTTGTACATACCGGAAGGCAACATACCATTTTTTAATTCTACTTTAGGTGCATCTTTGGCCGCATAGATAGTACCACGTTGTACTTTTAGATATTGACCGTCTTGAACTGTAATAACACTTCTGTTTTTAAAGACATCATTTGCTATGATACTGCTGAAATTACCAGTTGAATCGCTGGCCAGTTCAATATAACTGTCGCCATTTGAGATAACAACGTACTCTCCGGCAGGCAAGTCTTTACCAATTTTATATTGGCCTGCTGAATAAGTTTTTACTTTAGGTGCGTCTTGCGTGGCTTTAGTCGTAGCTGAGGAAGAAGTTGATTTTGTAGAGTTATCTCCTGCACAACTTCCAATTAAAACCAGTAAAACGATAAGACCTGCTCCCCATTTAAGGATTTTTTTCAACATAAAAACATCTCCAATTCTTTATCATTTTTAACATTATAACATATTTTTCAAAAACTTCACAAATATTATAGAGTATAAGTGATGATTATAAAACAATAAAAATGCTTGACTTTTGAAGTTCAAAAATATAATATATATTTGAGGTTCAAAAGTGAGGTGAAATGATTGAACGCCAAAATGGGTCGTCCGACTGAAAATCCACAGACGTATCAAGCTACAGTTAGATTTGATGAAGAATGCAAAGAAATTCTAGATGAATATTGTAGCCAAGAGCAAGTTGGAAGAAATGAAGCTATACGTCGAGGAATAAAAAAGTTGAAATGCGACATAAAAAAATAAATGTACCCGCCCTCCGTGGAAAGATAAGCGAGTACATTTTAGCTGAGGTTTCCCTCTGTGAAATATTGTATCATATAGGGGAACTTCTTTCAAATTGAAAGGAGTTATTAAAATGAACAATTTGCAAACATTAAGCTTGGATAGCCGTGAAGTCGCTAAAATGTTGGAAAAAGAGCATAAACATTTATTAAGAGATATAAGCGTTTATGCCGAATATCTCATTCAGTCCAAAGTTGGGCTCAACGAATTTTTTCAAGCAGCAACTTACAAGGATAAGATTGGTCGCACATTGAGGAGTTATAAAATCACTAAAAAAGGTTGTGAGTTTTTAGCTCATAAGCAGACTGGAAGAAAAGGTGCAATATTTACAGCTTCTTATGTCCAACGCTTTCACGAAATGGAGGCTAAGCTAAAGCAGTTGCCAAAGCAACAAACTTTGATCGAAGAAGCATACAAGCCGAGCCTGAAATATTACAGAGGAATACCAGTAATAACTAAACGTGATTTAGCGGCAGTATTAAAGACAGGAGTTTTTAACCTTGTTCCGTATTGGTCGAAAAAAGGGTTACTGATAAAAAGCCGTGATTATTTTTTGCTGGCAGGTGAAGACCTGGAATTGTTTAAAAAGGATAATCCGGGTTGCACATCAGCAATGACGGCGTCACTTATAGTTATAACTGCTTCGGGAGCGAGAAAAATTTGCAAAGTAAGAAATCGCGAAGAAAGTTGTAAGTCGATATTTATTATTGAAAAGCCCAAACCAATCCCAGTTGAGCCTGAAAAATCGATATGGGCAAAGAAAATGGTAGTAGATGCGCCTAAAAATGAGCAGGTTAAGAAAGCTATTGAAAAAATCAGAAAGCAAATGACTGCTTTAGATGTGCTGCTTACCGAATATTACGCATATAATACTGAAGCATTGCATAATGGTTTAAAAGAAACCTTGGAGCAGGTAGGTATGAATGTTAATCATGAAGTTTTTGGACTTACGAGAATAAAACTTAATATTATCGAGAGTAAATGGTAGATAATCGCTGACTAAAGCGTCCTTATTTTAAGGGCGCTTTTTCTATATCCAAAAATACTTAAAGGAGGTGGTTAAATTGCAGGCGACAAGATTAGGCGATACAGATACAGGACATGATGCTTGCCCAGGGACTGTGCTTGTGAGTGCCAGTACGAATGTAATAATTAATGGTAAAGGCGCTGGGCGTGTTGGTGATAGTTATGCTCCGCATGGATGTATTGTGCATCCATCGCATACGGCACATATCAACAGCGGTAGTAGTACGGTTTTTATTAATGGTTTGGCTGCAGCTAGGGTTGGGGATGCAATAGATTGTGGTGGAACAGTAGCTACAGGCAGTACGGATGTTATTATAGGAGGTTAAGATGCAAATCGGTTCAATTGGAGATATTCCATTTGTAGTGTCGCGTGATTATATGCTGACGTTCCATGATTATAGTCGCTCTGGGTCAAGTCGGTGGGTAAAACATGATCTTATTGGCAGGAAACCTATCTTAGAATTTATAGGGCCAGATGTAGAAAAAATAAGTATGAAAATACAATTGAGATCAGATCATGGGATAAGTCCAGAAATGGAACTAAAACGTCTTAGGAAAATGCGTGATGAAGGTAACGTTTTTGCTTTTATTCTTGGAGGGATACCTGTTTCTAATGAATATTGGGTACTGGAAAGTATTGGAGAGGATGTAAGTTACTGGCGTGCTAACGGTAAAATATTATCAGTTACAGTAGATGTATCTCTACAGGAGTATTCAACGAAGGGAGCTGAATAATAATGGAACTAGAGATTTTTGCAGGCCGGATGGCAGGTATTGATTTTGCACCGCATACAAAAGAAGCAGAGATATTGCAAAATTGTAGTACTATTTTGAGCACGTCAAAATTTAGTGTGCCGCTGGATCGCGATTTTGGTGTTGATGCAACTTTTGTCGATAAACCTATTTTGTCAGCGAAAGCTAAAGTTGAAAGCGAAATTTTTACTGCATTAAAGAAGTACGAACCAAGAGTAACAGTGAAACAGGTTGAATGGTATGCTGATGTAGATGGAATAATCAGAGCGAAAGTGAAGGTGGTTATGAATGAGACTGAACGATCTGCCTGATATTGATTTTGTAAGTGCTGATGAACAAGAAATATTGGCAGAAATCATAAATCTGTACACTTCAATAACTGGGAGGACACTTACACAGGGTGATCCTGTACGGTTATTTTTACATGTGATTGTATTGATTGTTGTTATGTTATGTAACAAGATTAACTATACCGGGAAGCAAAATCTGTTGCGTTATGCAGAAGGGGCTAATTTGGATCATTTGGGCATACTTGTTGGTGTAGAGCGTATTGGAGAGAAGTCTGCAATTACAACAATGAAAATAACATTATCTGAGGCTAGAGATATAGCGACGGTTATTCCAGCAGGAACACGTGTGACAGCTGGTGATAATGTGTTTTTTGCAATCAATCAAGATGTGAGTATTTTGGCTGGAACGATTGAAGCCGAAGCTGCAGCGTCTTGTACAGTTGCCGGCACTGTTGGTAATGGATATTTACCAGGAGAAATCAATAAGATTGTTGATCCTATACCATATGTGGCAGAGATGGTAAATATAACGACATCTGAGGGCGGGTCAGATATTGAAACTGATGATTCCCTGAGAGAAGCTATACGTGAAGCTCCTGAAGGATTTTCTGTTGCTGGTCCTGTAGGTGAATATATAAAAATTGCAAAACGTGCATCTACTTTGATTGTGGATGTATCTGTAACTACACCAAAACCAGGACAAGTTCTTATTGTTCCTCTGCTTAATGATGGAGGTATACCCGGCGATGAAATGCTGGAGATTGTAAAAGATGCCTGTAATGCGAAAACTGTTAGACCGTTAACAGATCAGGTTATTGTTGCGGCACCAGAAGTAGTTAAATTTAATGTTATAGTGACATATTATATTAATAGAGCAGATGAGACACGATCTGTTGCAATACAAAGTGGCGTTATTAAAGCCATAAATGATTATGTTGTGTGGCAAAAGTCTAAGTTAGGTCGAGATATAAATCCAGATGAATTGACTAGTCTTATAAAAAAGGCCGGTGCTAAACGGGCTGTTATAACATCTCCATTGTTTCAAGTTATTGCAGAAAATCATGTAGCGATTGCTGATAATATCAGCGTGAAACTAGGAGGTATTGAAGATGAATGAGTTAACTGATTTAAAATTAAAGGAACTTTTGCCTTCAAGTATTGCTCGGGACGAAACAATAAGAAATATCTGTGATGCTATTGTAGAAAAATTGCATATGATAAACGAAAAAGCAAATTTGGTTTTATTGCTTCCACGACTTGATCAATTACCGGAAAGTCTAATTGACGAACTAGCTTGGCAGTATCATGTAGATTTTTATGATTATGCTGCAAGTATTGACAAAAAACGTGCGTTAGTGCGACAAGCAATAGACTGGCATCGGAGAAAAGGGACTCCTGCTGCAGTAGAGGAAGTATGCGCGGCTGTTTTTAAATCAGCTAAGGTTTACGAAAATTGGGAGTATGGTGGTGAGCCATATCATTTTCAAGTACGACTTATTGAAGAAGCTTTGCCCGCCCAAGATATTATGGATAATTTGGTAAGAGCAATTAATTCTACCAAAAATGTTCGGAGCTGGCTTGATGGCGTTGCATTTAAACGGCATGTTCCGGGCAGATTGATTTTTAGTTGTCCAGTTGCTGTTACAAAGAAAGTGAATATTTTTTAAAGAGAAGAGGTGAGATAATTGCCAAATTGGAAATCATTAATATTAACTCAAAAGGGGGCGGACTTGCAGGCAAAGGCCGAAATAGGAAGAGTACTTGAATTTACATGTATTAAAGTGGGATCCGGGATACTTTCTCAGGGGGAGAAATTAGAAGAACTAACTGATTTAGTAAAGGTAGAACAGGTACTTGGTATTGCAGATAAGGTGTTTGAGAAAGAAGGAACATGTGAAATAACGAGCTCTATTACCAATAGTGATTTAACGGAAGGGTATTTTTGCCGTGAGCTTGGCATATATGCGAATGATCCGGACTTAGGAGAAATACTGTATGCTGTTACAATTGATGATTCGCCGGATTATATTCCTGCTAAAGGAACTGCAACTGCAATCAGCCAGGAGTTTGCTCTTCATATAAATTTTGGAAATGCAGAGCATGTTATTGCTTACATTGATGTCAATGGTATAGCTACAGTTGGATATGTGCAGTCTATGATCAAAACAATTAAACGAATTGTTGAACCAACTATTGATGAAATATTGGAGGATAGATATGTTCCTAGCCCAGAGCAACCGGACGATGATCCGGATAGGGATATATTGACTGGACTTAAAGTTATTACTAATGAGGATATAGACAATATTGCTATATAAGGAGGAATAAATGATGTCAAGCTTTTTAAATTTGGAAGGTCTGCAGTATTTTTTCGAAAAAATAGAGGATATTTTTGTAAGAAAGGAATCTGGAAAAGGGTTATCAAGTAACGATTTTACAACAGCTGAAAAAAATAAACTGGCTGGAATAGCAACTGGAGCTAATGCCTACACTCATCCGAGTAGCGGTGTAACTGCTGGTACTTATCGCAGTGTAAGTGTGGATACACAGGGGCATGTAACCGCTGGTACTAACCCGACTACTCTTGCTGCGTATGGTATTACTGATGCTAAAATTGCAGGCGGTGTTATCACTTTAGGTGGCGCTACTATTACTCCGTTGACCTCTGCAAGCTCTCTTGCCGCTGCTAAGATTACAGGTACTATTTCGCTGGATAATCTGCCTGCAGGAGCGCTCGAACGCTGCGTAGTTGTTACTGATGATACTGCAAGATTTGCACTGACTACTGCTACAGTACAAAAAGGCGATACAGTTAAGGTAACATCCAGTGGTCTGATGTACTTTATAGTAGATGACACTAAACTGGACGCTGAAGCTGGCTATGAAGTTTATACTGCGGGTAGTGCGACTAGTGTACCCTGGGCAGGTGTTACTGATAAACCTTCTACATTTGCTCCGTCTACTCATACGCATACTGTTGCCCAGGTAACTGGTCTTGCAACAGTTGCGACTTCTGGTAAATATACCGATCTCTCCGGTACTCCTACAAGCCTTCCTGCAAACGGCGGTAACGCTGCAACAGTAAATGGGCTAACAGTTTTGACAGCAGTGCCGGCAAACGCCAAGTTTACGGATACTGTTTACTCACACCCGACTACATCCGGAAATAAACATATTCCTACAGGCGGGAAAAGTGGACAGATCCTGAGGTGGAGCGCCGACGGTACAGCTATATGGGGTTCTGAGAATGACACGACATATGAAGCAATTACTACTGCCGAAATTGATTCTATTTTTACGGTTTGAAATGGGGGATTATAGTGGCTAAGTTTCTTGATGCAACAGGTTTGGCATATTTTTTTAATGGACTAAAGGCAAAGTATATATCTGGTTTGTCAGTGAATGGCAGGACTATAACTTATACTAAAGGCGATGGGACTACTGGCAGTATTAATACGCAAGACACCAACACTGTATATACAGCCGGAGCGGGTATCGGGTTAAGCGGAACAGTATTTTCTAATGCAGGTGTAAGAGCAGTGACTGCAGGAAACAGTAATAATCAGATTTCTGTTAATACGGGAGGGGATACTAGTACTATTACTATTAACAACGTAGCTAATGCGACTACCGCAACTACAGCAACAAAACTCGGGAGCAGCACGGTAGGCAGTGGCGTAAGGGCAATTTATCTTAATGCTGGTACGGCAACTGCGAGTAACAGTACTGTAGGTGACAGCACCACGCCGGTGTACTTAAAAGCTGGCACTATAACAGCTTGTAATGCAAGTATTGGTTCCGGTTGGACTGTTTCAGAAGGGTCGGCAGGTTGGGCGCGAGAAAATTCCACTGGATTTACCATCCAGTGGTGGGTAGGCAATACTGATGCTACATATAGAAGTATTAATTTCCCCAGAAGCTTTTCAACTTTGTATTATGCGAATGTTATAGCAACCAGCAACTGCGAAACATTTGTTACAAGTGTTAGTAATACCAGTATTAGTTTTACCCTATGTAATGGTTACAATGATGATCGCTGGAGTGGTTCACAGCCTTGTAGACTTTATGCTTGTGGCTTGACTTAACTTATACCAAACGCTACATATCTTTGTCCTTGTCCGGGCGACCCAATGGTAAAACCATTGTTAGAGATAGCTGTTACAGTTACTTGGTTCTTATATAATTGTTCACCTTTATTGTTATTAGTTTGCATTACAACCTGAAACGCTGTTGTAAAAGTACGGGGGAATGTAGTTTGATCGCCCCACTGGATGGTAAATCCAGTGGAATTTTCTATAAGGAGAAATAAAAGTATGACTTATTTAATAAAATTTGACGAAAATGGCAGACGCAGTGACACTTACGTCGCCGAAGAAAAAACACAGGAACAAGTTACAGAACTGCTTGAAAAAGGGTTTGTATTAATTACAGAGGAAGATTATCAATTATTGATCGGCAATGTGGACGGTAAAGAATATATACGCAACGCTGACGGTACTTATAGTGAATATACATCGCCTGAGCCTACATTGGAAGAACTTAAAGCTATCAAGCTGTCAGAGGTAGACGCTTGGACTGAAAGGAAAATCACAGGCGGTTTTATATCTGAATGCACTGGTGAGATAGTAAGATATGATAGCGATAAGGACACGCAGCTTACGATGCAGGGGATTGCGCTGAACGTAAGCACTGAACGTTTTAAAAATGAATATCCTGACGGCTGTCCGGTACGGGGGTATAAAGATGGTGAAACTGTTAAAACAATACAGTATCTTAACGCTTCGCAGGTATATACATGGTGTGCTGACTTATCGTCCCACGTGGGCGCTTGCAAACAACAAGGTTGGAGTAAGCAGGCAGAGGTAGCCGCAGCATTAAGCAAAGAGGAATTGGACGCTATTATATTAGATTAGGCGGTGCAAAGATGGTTGAAATGGCAATGGCTTCAATAACAATCTTTAGCTTTTTATTTGGTATAGTAGGTTTTGTATTTAAGATTTGGATCATAAATCCTTTGTCTACGGCGATAGAGAACCTCCAAAAGACTGTTGACGCTTTAGCTAAGACTATTAATAGGGAGCAAGAACGTACAACAGAGTTAAAGATAAAATTTGCTGAGATTGATCAGAAGGCAAAATCTGCACATAACAGGATTAACGAAGTTGGTGAACGGCTATTACTGATTGAAAACAAATGTAATAACTGTTCGTGTAAGGATAAGTGATATTTATGCTTGAGAAAATAAAAAACTTAATAGTGAGTGCCAGAAATAAAGTAGCCTCAATGTCGCCGTCGCCAAAAATAATGGCTGTCATTGTAGGCTATTTTATTGCAGTCGTTTTGCTGGTTCTAACCTATTACGCTGCGTGGATGTATATGTGGTTGTGGTTGGATAAGATTGTTATGTCTGACCTGCTGGCACTGATACGTGAGATCACAGGCCCGGCTATGGTTGCATTTGTGACCTTTATAGCTACGAGTTTAGTAGATAAAGACGGGGACGGTGTCCCTGACAAGTTTGAACAGGAGGCAGAGAATAATGGTGACAAAAAGAATCACTTTAGATGAGCTGCGGCAGTTAGCAGCAAGGGCTAAAGGTAATATTGATAAGATATATCTACACTGGTCAGCTGGTAATTATCACCAGTTTTTCAGTGACTATCACTTAAACATTGACAGCGACGGCGCTGTTATGGCGACAACAGATGATTTAACTGAATATAAGGCTCATACATGGCGGCGCAATTCTAGAGCTATTGGGATTGCTTTAGCGTGCTGTGTAGATGCTGTAGCCTATGCTGATGGTAGTATCGACTTTGGCAACGTGCCACCGACAGAGTTACAGATAGATAGTATGGCGAAAGTTGTAGCTGTACTGTGTGAGGAACTAGGATTGGACATTAATGCCGATACCGTAATGACACATGCAGAAGCTGCAGACTTAGACGACTACGGTCCGGCAACTACTTTTGAACGCTGGGACTTGTGGAAATTACCAGATGTGCCAGGCGACGGAGAACTGAAACCAGGCGGTGATGTTATTCGTGGCAAGGCTATCTGGTGGCATCATAATTGGTAAAGATTGTATAAGGAGGTGACTAATATGGAAAAACAGCGTATTTTGATTTGGGCTGGGATTGCTCTTGCGATTTTGGTAGGGTGCATTACTTATTACAATCTGTAAGGCAAAAACCAGCCACAGAATTAGCCTGTGTGTTGTTTTATCTCTGAAACACTAGGAAATCTAAGTGGGAGTATAGAAAACGGCGCACAGGTTGATTATATTGAAAATAGAACTATCTTAATGGTAATGAAATAGAATTTAATTTGAAAGAAGGGCAGAAAGTGAATGAAGAAAAACAAATCAGGTATAGCAAGTATCTTATTATTAGCTTTGCCCTTATTGCTGTGCTTATCATTTTCTTTAAATTGTTTTGCGGAGGAACTTCCGGAAACAATAACGATGTCCAGGGAACAGTTCAGCGAATTGCAGACGATAATCGACAGACAGGAATTTCTATTGACCGAGCTGTCGAACACGTTGGAACTGCAGCAGATGAACTCGAACGAGCTGAAGAAGCTAATCGAAGAGCAGCGTTTATCTTATCAGAAGATAAGGAGCGAGCTAACGAGTGCGCAGGAATCATTGTCGAACTCCAAAAAAACAATAGCAGAGCAAAACAAATCCTTAGAGATATTGAGCGAGCAAATAAAGAAAGAACAATCCAAAAGTGAATTGAAACAAAAACAGAAGGCTTTATGGGGATTTATCGGAGGGGTATTAGTTGGGACAATAGCAGCGAGCAGGTGATTATTATGGAAGCTTGCAGATCGTGGACAAAGAGCTGGTTGCTGACTTCCGGTAAGGCAGAGTTTCGCATGATCGTAGACGAGGCGAAGCTGACCCCAAGACAGCAAGAAATAATTGAACTGAAATTTATAGACGATCTTAAAAATTATCAGATTGCTATGAGAATAAATACGTCGGTACAGACGGTAGAGCGTGACTTGATGCAGGCGTATAATTCCATTTACAGAATACTTGGAGGTATGGCTGATGACAAAAATAATAGTAAGAAGTAACCAGTCTTCTGTGAACCCTACTGCTGGTGGACAACATGTAGGTGTAGAATATAACGATGCCGGAAACAGAGCAGCGGCTAATATGTATGGTACTATCGGAAAAGCATTCAATGCAGGACTGGATGTTTTGAATAAAGAGCAGGAGCAAAACGAAGCACTGCGTGTGGCAAAGGCTACGAACGAATTTAATCTTGAACTTGGCAAACTGAAAGTTGACTACATGCAAAAGCGTCAGGGTAGTAATTCAGCCGGCGTGATAAACGACTTTTTAAAAGACGCAAATGTATTGTCAGAACGTATTTATGCAAAATCTGGTATCCGCTATAAATTGGGCGAACAGGCCTTTAAACGCATAACAGATAATACCCTTGCTACTGACGGCGTACAGCTCTATAAATTCCAGGAACAGGAAACACAAAAATATAAACAAAATGTCTTTGATCAGTCTGCAGATAATTTGATAAACGGTGTAATCGATGGCGAGAGCTTGCTTGAGAATTATCCGATAATGGAAGGCTTGTATAGAAGTATGTTTCCAGATCTACCAAAAGAACAGTACAAACAAGTGGAAACAGAGATGGCAAACCGTTATGCAGCTATATTGGTAAATGATGCGGTAAACCAGAACAACTATACCCTTGCCGAAGATAGGCTCAGCTATTTCCGGAACAAAATATCTCCAGAGGTGCGTACAAAGTTGGAAGCAGCTTTATATAGCGAACAGGAATATGTTGAAAATAGTGAATTATCAAAACAACTTGTTGATATTCCACCTGATGAATGGGATGCGTATCTTGAAAACTATGCTAAGGGAAAAGGAAACATAACCGAAGGTAAGTATACTTTTAACCCCGGTGTAAGCTTTGAAGGAATGCAGGAAAACGCAGTACAGGGTATAAAAGGCATAACAGGTATACTTAATCAATATGGCATAGATGATGTATATATAACAAGTACAAAGAATGACTACAGCGGCCATGCCCCGGGGAGCGCTCATTATGAAGGTGTAGGGGTCGATGTTGACAGTACTAAGTTAGGTGAATTGGACGAATCCAGCCGTAATATACTGGCTGATAGGATGGAACGTGCCTACCCAGGGCTAAAAGTTTTGAATGAGTACGATGACCCGTCTGACTATGCAACAGGTGGGCACTTCCATCTCGACTTCACAAACTACAAAGGCGAGAGCAGGCTCGGCGCAAGTGGACTGAGTGCTAGAAGAAAAGACCAGATAAAGGCTAAAGCTTCAGCTATATTGAGGGATAAAGATCGTGCACTAAAAGAACAACGACAAAAATACAAAAATGATTTAGCGTTAAAAATAAATACTGCTCCTACGGAAGCTGAAGCTGTTGATATGATAAATAATTCTGATTTGGATAGTGAAGAAAAAATTAAATTGATAGCAGCTCAAAGACGGGTTAGAAACCCGTCAAATTATATGACTACTGCTGATGCTGAAATGTGGAAATATGTAAACAGTGGAAATTATAATAAAGATTTAACTTTAATGGAAGAATATAATAATCGTGTTATGGATAGTACTGATGAAATAACTCCTGCTCAGCAAAGAATGTACAATAGAGCTGCTGTGAAGTTAAATGATTATTATGCATGGGCTAATCATAACTATCAGACCAGAGATTATAAACAGGACTATAGTAATAGCCAAGAGTACGAACAAATGCTTTCAGATATTGAATATATGGCAGAACGAGGTGCTTCTAAAAACGAAATAACGGAATATGTGCAGGACATAGCTAAAGAAAATGGCTTTGATGAACAATATATTCTTGACACTATTATGTGGGATAAATTAGGTAAAATTGAAGGCGGTGTAAAATAATGTCAACAGCGAGAGAAAAAATGCTGGCAAAGTTTGCAAATAAACCAGTTCTTGAAAATAAAGGATTCTTTCAAAGAGCTGCGGAACGTGTAACTGAGAATTATTTAAATAGCCAGGGTGAAGTTGAACCGTCATTAGAAGAACAAATGGAAGATGTAACTGCAGAAGAAAGAGGTAAATTTTTTGCGGACGCAGGAACTCGGATAGGAGAGGCAATAGAAAATTTTGCTGCAGGAGCTGTACAAGGCGCACAAGAGGTCGGTAGGCAAGCTAATCGGCTTGCTACAGCTAATCCACTTGCTTTGACTGGTACACCTATGCAAGAAGGATATACAAATGCGCCAGTACCTACACAAACAAAAGAACAGGAGAAAGCAGGGGAGCTATATAAGAAGGCTACAGGTAATTTCGCGGAAGAAACTATAGCGCCTGCTGCAATGGCTACAGCACTGTTAGCCCCAAGTAGTTTTGCCGCACCTGTACTTTCTCCTTTTGTTTTGTCCAGTTTACAAACCAATATAAATAAAAGCGGTGCTAAAGGCGTACTTGATACTGCAACTGAATTTTTACCCGGTGCAGGTGCTTATCAAGTGGCAACACAGGAAGGAGCAACGAAATATGCAAGAGAACGTCCAGGAGCCTTTGCAGTTGATATAGTAGCCAGTTTAGCACCTGATGTGCTGGGATTCAAAGCTGGGAAACACGCTGTAAAAGATAGCGTTCCTAATTACAGGATGGCAATGTCATCTTTGTTAGGGGAAACCGAAAGAAGAACGGCATATACTGCATCAAAAATTTTGCATAATATATATGACAATAGTAAAGAAAATCTACCTGAATTTAAAATGCAAGAGGTTACGGTAGAGCCGTTAAAGGATACTCGTAAAGTCCAAGGTATGTTAAGCGAAAATCAAAGTCTGCCAGAGGTAAAATTAGCTATTGATGAGCAAAACTTTGCAAAAAATGTTGATGCTATTGTTCAAAATACCTATAAAGGCGACAGTGCTGTCCCTGTTATGTCTACTCCATTAGCTTTAGAACTGGCTGGTGCTGAAATATTACCTATTGAAATCAGTCCTAAAAACTTAAAAAAAATAACCATAGGCAAACATAATGTTGCTAATGGTGAAGGTATGACTCCAGAGATTGTTAAACAAATACCACGAGCCTTAACTGATCCAATTATGATTTTTGATGCTGAGTATAGCGGCAAAAAAGGCGAAAAGAGAATAATTGCAGTATTAGATTTAAAGGATGAAAATGGTACAACGATCGTAACTCCATTTGAATTAAAACAGAGAAATAATAAAAAAGGATACGAAATCAATGAAATGCTTAGTGCTTTTGGTAAGGAGGATAAAGTTACTAAGCAACAGGCTACTAAATGGTATGAAGATAATGTATTGGCTGGCAGATTGCGGTATATAAACAAAGAAAAAACTGCCGAGTGGCTCAAATCCGCAAGGGACGAATACCCAATGTTGGAAAGAGCAGTCGACAGTTCTCTTACTTTAAATATACCTACTGAGAAGGATTTTGTCAACCTGAAAAATAGAAAGACAGAACAATATTCTTTAGGGAATAAGTCAACTGGAAAAGAAGCTACTTTCGGTCGATCTGGAAAAACAAAAACATGGGGAGAAATTAAACCGGTTACTAGAAAAGAGGTTGAAGCTGCTTTTAATGCAATCGTTCCAGTTCGTGTCGGAGGCGTTGATGAAAAATATAAAGGGTTGTTTAAAGTTGGGCCAGAAGTTGTAAGAAGTAGGGCTTTTGCTGATTATGCTACATACTCACATGAAATTGGACATTTTTTAGATAAAAAATTAGAAGTCAAAGGCAGCGATGCAGAACTTATTGCTGGAGCGGAGAATGTATGGGGGAATAATAGCGTATTTAGAGAATATAATAATGCTGAAAAACGTGCAGAGGGTATTGCTGAATTTACAAGGCAAATACTTGCTGACCCAGAAATGGCAGAAAGGAATTTCCCTAAATATTACGAGAATTTTATTCAGGCTTTAAGGAACTCTAACAATAAAGACTTAGCTAAAAAGTTTGATAGGCTTGCTGATGTAATGCGTCGTTATTCTCTGCAAAGCGATCAGGCAAGGGGAAGAGCTTCTATATCTTTTGCTGATGATTTAAATTTAAAGAGCATTACCCAAAAGGCAGAAGATGTTTTGGCGGACGCATATAAGTATGCGGTTGATGATAAAGACCCTATAAATAAATTTGTTGAAGCTGTTATTGACAAGACTGGTAAAGAGTTACCATATGAGGATAATCCTTATTTGCTTGCAAGAAGTGCTGCAAGCAGTGCAAAATCAAGGTCAACAATGCTTTTGGATGATAAGGGTAAGCCGACAGATGTTATTGAGGCTTTAAATAAAGTCTATAATAACAAATTAAAGTATGCTGTTACATTGCAGGATATTTTAAAAGAAGTGGATAGTGTAAAGTTTTCTAAAGATTATCTGCGGAGTAATGGATATAAAGATAATCGGCAGGCATTTTCTACATACTTAGTAGCTAAACGACAGCTTGAGTTACAAAGCATTCATAAAGAATATAATGGATCTATGGAGAAGAATATTGCAGCAAGTATTGTAGAAAATGCTCCTAAAGAGTTTATTAGTGCTTCAGAAAAGGTTCATCAACATTTTGATAATGTGCTGTCAATTTTAGAAGATAGTGGAATTATTAGTAAGGAACAGCATAATACATTAGCAGAAAAGTATAAAAATTATGTCCCTATGTATAGAGATAGAAGCATGGATGATGTGAAAATACCTGGTTATAAACCAAAGTCAGGACTTGCGAATGTTACAAACCCAATAAAAGGGTTAAATGAATATGGCAGTAATAGAAATGTTATTGATCCGTTAGATAGTTTAATTGCCTATACACAGAAGTCTGTGGATGCTGCAGAACGAAATAAAGTAGGGCTTGCGTTATCAAGACTAAAAGATATAGAAGGCATTGGTAGTTATTTAGAGGAGCGACCAGACTTAGAAGGTAAAGGATCTCCAGAGAATTTTGTGTTTACTGTATGGGAAAATGGTGAAAAGAAATCATATCAAACAGCGCCAGAATTATATGATGCAATGGTTAATTTAAGTTTGCCAACATTTAATACTGTTGAAAAAGTATTTATGACACCAGCCGAAGTTATGCGTGCTGGTGCAACAGGAACACCTGCTTTTGGTCTTTTTAACCTCGCCAGAGATACTTTGACATCTGTTTTGTATTCTAATAATACAACTATTCCTGTCATCGAACCGATTGGTAATACGATGTATGGCCTTTGGGAAGCATTGCGAAGCAATTACCATAAAAAAAGCAGCCTATATAGGGAGTTTGAAGTTGCTGGTGTTCCGATGACGACACGTATTTCTACAGAAAGATCTAGTTTAAAATGGCAAAAATTACAAGAAGCTCCAGGTGTAAAATTGGGAACAATGCTTTACAAGGGGTTCCAGAAATTAAATCAGTCGCTAGAAGAAGCGGCCAGGTTAGGCGAATTTGCTGCAGGACGCAGAAAAGGAAAAAGTATTCAGGAAGCTGGATTGGAAGCGAAAGAAATAACTACAGACTTTAGCAGAGGTGGGAGTTTAGCGAGAAAATATAATAGATATGTTCCGTTCTTTAATGCGGCCATTCAGGGTACTGACAGGCTCATTAGAGAGGTTAAGGCTCACCCTGTGCGTTTAGGTGCCAGAGTAGGGACAGCAATAATATTGCCGGCTTTATTTGAATGGGTGGCATTTCATGATGAAGATTGGTATCAGGATGTTCCTCAGGACATTCGAGATAATTATTTTATTGCAAGAATTGGAGATGAAATAGTAAAAACTCCATTACCACAGGAAGTTGCGTTTTTAGCAGGCGGATTTAAAAGAAGTCTTAGTAAGTTGCTTGATGATAATCCGGATGCAATGAATAAATGGGCTGCAAATACACTTGATACAATGCTGCCGGATTATATACCTGCTTTCATGAAGCCGTTTATAGAATGGCAGTCATCTTATAATTTCTTTACGGAAAAGAATATCATACCTGTAAGTTTGCAGAATTTACCAGATAAAGAACAATATGATATTTATACAAGCATGACTGCAATAAAACTTGGTCAGGCTTTGAATGTCTCTCCGAAGAAAATTGATAACTTGATCCAGAATGTAGGTGCTACCGGGGCTGTTACTTTAAATGCTATGATTGGTGATTATGCTTTGGGCCGTGAAAATGAGTTGCCCGCTAAAAATATGAATGAACAGCCTATTATTGGGCGGTTCGGTTATACGCCTGGTAAACGAAGCCAGAATATAGAGGATTTCTATCAGCTTTATAATGATACCAGTAAAGAGTTTAATGCCTATGGTAAGTTAGGTAAAAATGCTAAAAACTGGAATGGCTTAAAAAATGCAATGAAAAAAGTGCGTGCGCTTAATAAAAAACGGCAGACAATACTTAATAATCCTAAGTTGTCTGCTCAGGAGAAACGGGCGCAAATGGATAAGTACCAACAGGACATTATAAGGATTGCTACTATGGCAAACGAAAAGTACAGTTTAAAAGAATAAAAATAAAACCGCTAAACTGATTGGAAACGAGAAGCCCGAATGGCTCATGCCGTTTTCAACAGATAGCGGTTTTATTTTTTGTTAAATATCATTCACAGATATTTCTGTAGTTTTAAAATTGCCATAACGTACTTTATATAATGTTACCGACACCACAGAATAATTAATGCCATTTTCTGTTTCAGTTTCTTCTAAATCAAATGTTTGTGATTTCACACCTTGCGTTGCTTCTGTATTCTCATAAAGACATTTATAACGGATTTCATACTTCCCTGCCTCTATATTTCTTAACACAAATTTATCATGTGAATTTATTGTAAATGCACGAACGGGCACTGATGTATCAGCGGTCCAAAGTCGTCCATAAATTGGTGTGTCATTCTTAGAATTATCTATCGTTAATTCGCAAAGACCATTATTTTTAAGAAGCGGACTGTTAGAAATATACTGTGTTAAAATATTTTTCTTTGGTATTAAAACATTATTCTTAGTAATAGAATCTGTTGTATTCTTACTAACCTTTGGTATTGTCTTTTTCTTATCGCTAGAAATATCAACAAAAAAATAAAAAGAAACAATAACAATAAGAGCTAATATACTAACTACGTAAAAATTATTAAATGCACTAACTCTTTTAACTGTTTTTTCTTCCGTTATTGCTTTTTGTTTTTCAGCCTCTTTGTTAATAATATAATAGTTATCAACAAAATTTTTATTTGCTTCTGTGTTTTCGATCCATGGTCGAGCAATATCCATACATCTTTTTGCCGAAACAAAATCATTTCCCCAAGTAAAAGATATGGCAAAATTATACATTACAAAAGCTATTGTTTCCTTTAATTTTGTATCTAAAAGGTTAGCATCAGATAAAAGTTTATATTCTACTGCTATTTCCTCATTAAATTGCTCAAGCAAAGACTCTGCTATTAGTTGATTTCTCCCAGCAGCTTCTGCTCTTTTCCTTATTTTAGTATTTAATATTTCATTGTATTTCGCACAATAAAAAAATATATTGTTTATCGCCTTTTCAAACGCATCATCTACTGTAGTATCATTAAAATGATTATGATTGAAATATTTTTTATCGTAGTCATTACGTCTATTAACATCCGACAACACAGAGTAGGCTTCATTTATTTCTTGCATTTTTTCTGTACAACTACCAATTTGATCAGATACATCAGGATGATATTTTTTAGCTAATGTCAAATATGCTTTTTTTATGATTTCTTGTGAAGCTTTAGGATGAACTTCCAATATTGCATAATAATCTTTCATATAACCCCATTCCTCACTTTTCAAAATTATATCACATTTTATTTTAGAAATAAAACACTCATGAGGAAATTTGCAATCCGTAAAAAAGTAGTATATAATAAACAAAAAGAGATAGTCAGTGGTCGCACGCTGGCTCTCCCTCATAATCGTAAAACGTGAAAGGAAGCCGCGCGCCACTGGTGTTAGCGGCTTATTTCATGGCTATTTACAGCCTAAAATGACAATAGCTATTAACGTACTAAAAGCAATCATCAAAGACAACGCTTCATAAGTTGACAATAGCTATCACCCCCTGTAAGGGAAGCCAACACACTGACTATCTCGAAAAACATTATATCATACAATTATGACGCTTAACAAAATTGTTAAGCGTCTTTTTTATTTTAGGGAATTATGAGGGAATATTGAGGGATTATAAGGGCCGATTTAACGGATAATATAGTTAAGATAAATGAACGGAGGCAAGACTATGAGTGGCAATATGAATTTAGGAATTACAAGCAGTTCTGTACTTACTACATATCCACAAACGATGACTTGCATTGTAGATGGAACAAATATTATTCAGGTTGATTTTTACGGAAACCGGCAGAGGATCGGAGTTACTCAAAGTGCGTATGATGAGTTAGAAAAAATCAGTAATGAATATTATAACAAGCTTGTTGAACTTAAAGTAATCACTCCACCGAAAACGTTGGAAGAGATACAGCAGGAACAGACCCAGCTTATGGCAGATATGTTGAAAGAAATGCAGAATATGAAGCGTGAAATCGAGGTGCTTAAAAATGATCAATCCACAAGCTGTAGCACAAATGCTGAGACTAAACCAGCAGGACACGAACCGCCTTGCGGAAGCATGGGCGACGGCGATGAATGTAGCGAACAAGGTCAATAGTAAGGGTGATGCGCTAAACGCTTTGGCTAAGAATGGTGTTAGTTCAGACATTGTTACTAAGGTCAATGGATATTTAAATAATCCTATGGCTGGATTTATTGCTAAGGCTGCTGGTGTAGATCTTAACAAAGTAAAAAATATAGTCGGTGATTTACAGGGATCCGGCGGAACTGTTCAGCCTGATATTAATCAAGGGCAACAGCCAAATGATAATTTAGCAAGGTTACGTGCAGGGTTACAACAGCTTAAACGCTGATGTGATAAATAAAATATCAAGAAAGGAGTTGTTTGCAGATGGACGAAAAATATTATGGCGGTTTTAACACTTGGGGGATTGCTATCTTCTTGATTATCCTGTTTGCTGCTTTTTTAGGCAATCGTGGTGGTTGGAATAATAACGGTGCTGCTCCTGCATATGGTTGCAATGCTGTATCTAATTGCCAGGTAGAAAAACAGGGGATCATTGACAGCGCACGTACTCAATACCTAATTGAAACTACAGCGCGTCAAACTCAGGAACAAACTATGACCGGCCTCTCTGCACTCGGAACAAAGATTGACTTTTATGAGTATCAAAACCTGCGTGATCAACTTGCTCAGGAACGTACGAAAAATGTCGTTCTGGAAAACCGCGTATACAGTGATGCTAAATTCAACGCTGTAGAAGCTCAACTGGCTTCTATTTCTTGCCGTATGCTTCCGAAACCGGATGTTACTGGTATCGGCGCAGTTTGCCCGAATGCCGGCATTATCAATGGTTTGGGCATTAATAGCCTGAACGGCGGTTGCAACATGGTTTAAAGGGTTTTAAAAGTAAGGCTCCGTCGTAAGACGTGATACAGGGCGGAGAAATCCGCCCTATTTTTTATAGGAGATGATAATATGTGTGGAAATAATGGATGTAAAGTATGTCCGAATTTAGTTGCCAGTACTGAAGTGACCGTTGCTGCTAATGAATTGCAAATTACAATTCCGGCGATGACAATAAATAATAATGAAAAGATTTGTTTGTTAATTGCCCAGGCAATCCCTGCAGGTGCTGATACATTGCCGGTAGTTATTTTAAATGGTACAGGCGGTACAGTAATTCAAATGATTAACCGTTGTGGTGACGGAGTAAGAGCAGATCAAATCCGCAGCAGAAAAATTTATAATGTGCGTGTCATGACAGAACCGGCTTTGGCGGTAGTACGCAGTAACAATCTTTGCTGCACAGCTTTTGTATGGCCACAAATTACACCGCCTACAGCTTCCGCTTCATCCATTACTGTAAAGAAATGAGGTGAAGTCAATGGGAAACTTATTGATTGGCTTTACCATTGCATTTCTTTCAAGCAGAGAAGGTCAGGAAATAGCTAAAAAGGTTGCAAAGAAAGTGCTTGAAAATCTTTCGGAAAAACCTAAAAAGAAGGACGGTGAAGATAATGCATAAGTACGATCATTATGCAGAGCATATTGACGGTGACCAATTAAAAGAAGAACAGGTTGACGATATTGTTTGCTGTGCATTAGAAAAAATCAAAGCCATCGATGAGGAAGATTACGAAGCTATAATGATGAAAATTCATTGTATAGCTTATGGTCCGCACTTTGACGAACACCTGGCCAAAAAGGCAGTCTCTGAAATGAAAAACGTCGATGGGACAAGTGGCCAGCATTGGACATTAGAAGAGACCACCAAAGTCATGGATCAGAACGGTGTACATGCCAATAAGTACGACTGGTATTATTTAATGAATATGCTGCATAGCGATTATTCTCACCTATGGGGAGAAGATGTTGCTCAGTATGTTAAATTTGCCAAAGCTTATATCAATGATCCTGATGCCGGAGCAGGTAAAGTTTTTTATCTGTGGAGAGCTGGAAAACATCACTACCAATAA